ATATAGATTTCCAGCGTTAGAAATTGAATCTCTTTTAGAGATAGCTTGGTGGAATTGGTCTGAAGAAAAAATAAAAGATGAATGTAATTTATTGTGGAGTTCAAATATTAATGAGTTTATTAAAAAGTATAAGGAGTGAAATTATGATTAGTATTTGTGAAGCATTAAGTGAAGATGAACGTAAGAAATATGAAGATCATATACAAGGACTAAGAACCGGTAAAACATATCAACATATTTCTGATAGATTTTATAGTGGTCGTAGTAAAAATCCAGAAATTGATAGATCATTAATTGATCATGCTAAAGATAGGATAAGAGAAGCAAAAACTAATTTAGGTGCTGCAGAAGTAAGAAGCAATCTCAATGATAGATTTTCAATTTGGAATAAACTTAAAGATAATTATGCACAAAATATGAAGGATCAAGATTCAAAATATTCTAAATTATCAGCTCAGAATGCTTCAAATAAAATGGCTAATTTTAAACAAAATAAATATAATAAACCTTAAATATAAACTTCATCTTTTACATAGAAATATTATATTTATAAAAATGATCAACTGGAGGTTTTATGCCTTAGCTTTTTAAAATTAATTTTTTGGAGGTAGACAAAAGTGATTATTAAAACACCTAATTGTTTCTTTCTTGTTTCAGGTAGTTCAGATGGTTTTTCTTTATTAAATGCTTTCGATGGTGCTTTATTATCATCTGGAGTTGGAGACACAAATTTAGTTAGAATGAGTAGTATTCTTCCTCCAAGATGTAAAGAGATAGAAAAAGTAAAATTACCTTATGGTGCTTTAATACCAGTTGCTTATGCGTCAATGACTAGTGATGTTAATGGTAATGTTATTTCTTCTGCAGTCGCAATAGGTATTCCAGAAGATTCAGAATTAGCTGGTTTGATTATGGAATATTCTGCAAAAGATAGTAAAGAGATAGTTGAAGGACAAGTAAGAAAAATGGTAGAAGAAGGAATGAAAGTTAGAAATAGAAAAATTAAAGAAATAAAATCAATAGCAGCAACACATTATATAGCATCTAATTTTGGTGCTACATTTGCAGGTGTTGTACTTTGGGATGATGAGGTGATATTATGATTAGTATGAGTTATTTATTTGAAGAAGATCCAAATTGGATACAAGATGCTAAACCAAAGAAAGGTTTACTTCATCAGAAACTTGGAGTACCTCAAGATGAAAAAATTCCACAACAGAAATTACAAAGTATAAAAGATAGATTACATAATAAAGCTGAGAAAGGTAGTTTAGCACCATCAGAACTTAAATTATCAAGAGAAGTTAATTTTGCAATAAATGCACAAGGTTAGTAAAAATAAAAATGGAGGCGTTGTAGAAATGGAAGAACAGAAAAAAGTAGTAGAAAATAAACCAGTAGATTTTATTTCTAGACAACAGAGACGTCAGCAAGAAAGAGAAGATGAAAAATATAATAAAATGATGAAGAAACAATTAGCAGCAATGGCTACAAAAGGTGATTTGATGATGTTAGTTGAAGCCTTTAATAAATTAAGAGATCGTTTATTTCAGATGGATATAATAAATTCAGCATTAGAAAAGATTATAATTAATAAAGGTTTAGCAACAAGAGATGAAATTATGGTAGCTGTTAAATGTGAAGCAGACAGAGCAATGAAAATGAAAGAAGTAAATGATGAAAAAGAAAATTATGAAAAGAGACTTGAGACTTGTTTGGAGTTTGATATTGATCCAAATTTTACTAGTGTTCCTTTACAGATTTTTCAGGATACTAATTTAACAGTTGATCAGAAAAGAGATCTTGCCGTTAAATATAATTTAGAAACAGTTTTAGAAAAATTACCAAAAGAAGAAAGTAAAGAAGTAATTGAACAAAAAGAAAAGATTGTTAAATTGTTAGATGAAATTAAACCAAAGGAAGAAAAAGAAAAATGTTTGATTTAGTATTAGGTCATAGTAGTTTTTTGGGTCATACCGGGTATGCTCATCATTCAAGAGAATTTTTCACTGAATTAAATAAACGTATTCCAGTTCGTATTAGAAATTTTGCATATGTTGATAATCTTGATTATTTAACACAAATTCAAAAAGATATGGTGATTTATCAGAAGTGGAATAATGCACCATATGAAGTTGGAACACCTTTTGAAAGAAATCCAAAAGATAAGGTTATTAATATAATTCTTAATGAAACTAATCATTATTATTATTATGATAAATATGATGGTCCAAAGATTGCATATAATGTTTGGGAGAGCACTCTACAACCAGAACAATTTTTTAAGAAGTTGTTAGAGTTTGATCAGCTCTGGGTTCCCACCACTTGGCAACGTGATTGTTCGATTGGACAAGGTTTTCCAGCGGCGCGAGTTAAAATTATTCCAGAAGGAATTGATGGAAATAAATTTTGTCCTGGTGAGAGTGATATAGATTTAACTCAACTCAGAAAGGAAGAATTCAATTTCGTTCTATTTGGTCGCTGGGATAATCGTAAATCAACAACTGAAATTATTAGAGCTTTTTTAAATGAATTTAAAGTAGAAGAACCAGTTAATTTATATCTTCATATTGATAATCCTTGGGGAGAAAGAATAGATGGATTTAAAACAACTCAGGAACGTATGGTTCATTATGGTTTTGATCCAAAACATAAAAGACTTATACTTCTTCATGGACTTGAAAATGCAGATAAAGATGATTTATATATTAATTATTTAAGAAATGCTAATTGTTTTGTAAGTTGTGCAAAAGCGGAAGGTTGGAATATTCCATTGATTCAAGGAATTTCTGTTGGTACTCCAACAATATCCTCAAATTATGGAGCTCAATTAGATTTTGCCGGTGAAGCATCTCATCTTGTAAACATAAAAAAATATGTAAAACCTTATAAAGTTTTTATGCAAGATGATAATACACCAGGATTAGTTGCTCAACCTGACTATGAACATTTACAATTTGTAATGAGAGATATTTATAATAATTATAATCAGTATAAACAAAAAGCTTTAGAAGATTCTATAATCATTAGAGAGAAATTTAGTTGGGAGAAAGCAGCTGATAAAGCTATGGTAGCACTTGAAGAACTTTATCAAACTTGTTATCCACCAAGAAAGAGACTTAATATTGGTTGTGGTAATGATATTAAAGATGGATATATTAATATTGATGAATTTGTTGAAAATAATAGTATTACAAAAATGAGTATGCTTAATTTAGATTTTGCCGGTAATTTTATTGATGAAATATATACATCACATTCTCTCGAACATTTTGGTAAAGATGGAGTAAAACAAGTTCTTAAAGAATGTTATAGGGTATTAAAAACAGATGGTATTCTTAAAATTGAAGTTCCTAATCTTGAAAAAGTTTTACAGAATTGGTTAGATACAAAAGAAGAAGATAGATGGGGATTTCCTTTAGATACTATTTTTGGTATTCAAGATAATCCAGGTGAGTTTCATAAAACAGGATTTACGAAACAACATTTAATAGATACTGTTAAACAGGCTGGATTTGATATTGATGAAATTAATGATGTATATAGTCATGCACAAGATTGTATTGAATTAAAAGCTCATAAAATTAATATTAGAGATAATAGTGTTATTATAGTTGATTGTTATCCTGATACTGATGAAAAACAAGATCTTTTAGTTAAACAAATTATTTATCTTAAACAGTTTGGTATGCCGCTTTTATTAACTACCCATTATTCAGATATACCGAGAGAAATTATTGACTTAGTTGATTATATTGTTTATGATAGAAAAAACATTTTAAGTGATGATAGTATTGATTTTTTCTTTGTTATGAAAGATTTTATTAAAATTAAAAGTAAAGTATCAAAGAAATATCATTCAGTTGCAGTTCACACAAATCTTAAAAATGCTTTAAAGTTTTGTAAAGATAAATTTAGATATGCACATTTTATAGAATATGATACAAGTGTTGATTTTTCAAAACATTTGCAGATAGCTGAAAAATCTTTATTTGATGTTAAAGCTTGTATGTATTCTTATGATGAAGAACAAAAAGGAATCAGACAAATTTCAAATGATAATTCTATTATTGGATTAATAACAAATCTTATGTCATTTGATATTAAGTGGTTTGATGATAATCTTGCCGATGTAAATTCATGGGAAGAATATAAAAATATTACTTTAGAATCATCAAAGAAACTCAATAAATATACAGATTTAATTTATGAAAATTGGATGTATGATTATTTTAAATCCAATAATTTACTTAAAAATATTGGTGTAATTGATAATGAAACAAAAAATAAAATAATCAAAGAAAGAAGTAAAATAGTATCAGGAAAATTTGAAGATGATAATCTTATTATTTTATTATCAGAAACAAATCAACATGATGTTCTTATATTTGCAATAAACGATTATAAAGATCATAAAGTTGATTATAGATTTACATGTAATGGAAAAGTTACAGAAGGACAAGTACCAACAAATGGATTTGCATATTATGTTGCAAATAAAATAGACAAAGTTCAAGTTATGCTTGATACTAAAGTAACAGATTTAGAATTTGATTATACAAAATTATACAGTTTAACAACTAGATTTAAATTTGTTGATGATAGAATTAAATGTTTTGAATGGACAGAAAATGATGATAATGGATTTACAGTTAAAAAAGATGTTCCAGTTAGTGTAAAATATCATTTTGTTGATGGAGCATTTGTTGAAATATTAGGAAATAATGAAGAATCAAAAGATTATACTGTTGAATTTATAGATCAAAATGATAATAATAAAATAATATTTTCAACAAATATATCACCTAATAATTGGACAAGACCTAATTTAAAATATTTTATAAACTGGAAAACCCTTGTAAAACATAAAAATAAAATAATATTTGAACATTTATATAACGCAAAAGATAAAAGAATATTAATAAATATAGATAGCAAAGCTCTGGGTGACACTATTGCTTGGATGCCTTATCTTGATGAATTTAGAAAGAAACATGAATGTAAAGTTATTGCAACAACATTTTGGAATACACTTTTTAAAGATACTTATCCAGAAATTGAATTTTTTGAACCTGGACAATCTTTTAAAGATTTATATGCACAATATATTGTTGGTGTATTTGATGGTGATTATAATCATAATAAAATTCACTGGAGATCTGGTCCATTACAAAAAGTTGCTTCTGATATTCTTGGTTTAGATTATAAAGAAGTTATTCCAAAAATTTCAGTTGTTAAAAAAGAAAGAGAAATTAAAGAAAAGTATGTTGCTATATCACAACATAGTACTTTTCAATGTAAATTTTGGATACACGCTAAAGGATGGCAATTCATAATTGATTATTTGAATAGTATAGGATATAAAGTTGTAGTTGTATCTTTACAAAAACCATTAGATATTATTAATGTTGTTGATTATACAGGAAGATCAATTCCAGACACTATTAATATTATTAAAAATTCAGAGTTTTTTATAGGAGTTAGCTCTGGTTTATCTTGGTTAGCTTGGGCATTAAACATTCCAACAATTTTAATTTCTGGTTATAGTTCTGAATGGGCTGAAATGAATGAAACGGAAAAAGCTATTAGAGTTATAAATAAAAATGTATGTAATAGTTGTTGGCAAGATATAAGTTTGCCAATAGATCGTGGTAATTTTAATTGGTGTCCTAGAAATAAAGATATGGAATGCACAAAAGAAATAACTTCACAGATGGTAATTGAAGCAATAGAAAAAATAAAGGATAAGAAATGAAAGAAGTAATAGTTATAACATCAGGATATTTTGATCCAATACATGTTGGACATTTAGAATGTTTAGAACTTGCTAAACAATTAGGAGATAAATTAATTGTAATTTTAAATTCTGATAAAGCTGCTATAAGAAAGAAGGGTTATTTTTTTATGCCTTCAGAAGAACGTGCTAAGATTCTTGCCGCTATTAAATATGTTGATATTGTTTGGAAATCTATTGATACAGATATGTCTGTTAAAGAATCAATAAGAGATATTCATTCACATTTTAAAGATAATTATTTAATATTTGCAAAAGGTGGAGATGTATTTAAAGATAATATTATTGAAAAAGATTTATGTGAAGAATTAGGAATTAAAATTATTGATAGATTGGGTGAAAAAATCCAGTCAAGTTCAGAATTAGTTAAAAAGATAAAGAAATAGAGTTTTATTTTAAAAGGTCAATATCTTTAAATAATAAGATATTGACCTTTTTAATTAAGGAGGGAAATATATTTATGTCTGATTTTAAATATGAAGAAACTATGGAACAACCTTTTGTAAATTTAGTTTTGGGAACAACTAATAATAATATTGTTATTGAAAATTATAAAAAGTTTAGAATAACTGGACCAACTGAAGAATTTACAATTTCAGGTATTACTGGTGGAACAGATGGAAGAGAAATATTATTATATAATAGTGTAGCTTTTAAAATGACAATTAATAATGATAGTGCAAATTCAAGTGCAGCTAATAGAATTTTGACTTTATCTGGTGGAGATTTTCAAACAACAACAGTAGGTTCTGTGACTTTAATATATGATGGAGCTGCATCAAGATGGATTTTTAAAGGTAGTATAGCATAGTAATTAAAGGAGAGGTTAAATTATGCCTAAATATTTGAATGAAGCAAGTTATCCAATTTTTTACGGTGGTACAACATTTGTACCTGGAAAACCAATTGAAACATTAGATGTTATAAATAATGAAGCTTTTGTATTTGGAACAGTTGGAGAAACTTATGCTATAGTTGCTGGTGTGAATGATAGTTTGTTAATTAGATTTAATAATGAGACTGTTTTGACAACAGTAACACTTACAGCTGGAGTAGCACAAACAATAGATAATGTTGTAACAGATATTAATACTGCCTATGGTTATACTGTTGCATATAATGAAGGTGGAAGACTTAAGATAGTTGCTCCAAAAAGAGAGTCTGATATATCTGCTGTTTGGATAGAAAATACTAATGGAACGGCAAATGCTACATTGGGTTTAATCGGACATGATTGTAATCCATCTGGTTTAGTGGCAATAAAAGCTTTTATTAATTCAACAAAATTATCAACATTTAATATTACAACTGCTAACAATAAATTCATTTTTAAATTTAATAGTGATGATTGGATAACAGTTACATTAACTGTTGGAGCGGCAAGAACTGCACAAGAAATTGCCGATGAAATTAATACTGCATATAGAATTGCTACTGGAAAATTTGAAATTGTTGCAAAAGCTGTTGAACTCATAACTGGTGGTGGAGATATTGTATTACAATTAATTTCACCAGTTGTTAGCAATTATACATCATCAGTTTTTATCAGAACATTAAACAATACAGCTCTTACAGTTCTTGGATTTGATAGTGATGATAAATTACCTTTAGTTAGTAATGGTTATCCACAACTAACTATGCAAGAGATCTTGCCGTTATATAATCCTCTTGTATCATACACATTATTAACTTTCCCTGGAGCTGGTCTTACAACTTTTTATACAAATGCTGGTGTTACTGCTTTTGAATTTATTAGAGTAACTGGTGCTGCTGTTAATATTTTCATTGAAGATGTTCATAATCTCCCACCTATTAATTTAGCAGTTGGTGAAAAGATAACTATTGAACATAAAATTGCAAGAATTAACAAATTTATATTTCAGTCTTTGGGAGCTGGTACAATTACAATTTTGGAATTAAATAATTAATAGAATTTTGGAGGTTTATTAATATGGAAGATGAAAGAATTTATATTGGTAGAGGTATGGGAACATCTGGAACAAGTGGAACTGGAACTAGCGGAAGTTCTGGTACATCTGGAACAGGAATAACAAGCGGCAGTTCAGGAACATCTGGTTCTAGCGGTTCTTCTGGAAGTTCAGGCACTTCTGGTTCTAGTGGAACATCTGGAAGTTCAGGATCATCAGGTTCTTCCGGAACATCAGCAACTTCTGTAACATCTGGTAGTTCTGGAACAAGTGGTAGCTCTGGAACAAGTGGTAGCTCTGGAACAAGTGGTTCTTCAGGCACTAGTGGTTCTTCAGGAACAAGTGGAGCAATAGGTACTGGTGGCAGTTCAGGAACATCTGGTAGTAGCGGTTCTTCTGGAACATCTGCAACATCAGTAACATCAGGTTCTTCTGGGGCTAATGGTTCTTCTGGGGCTAATGGTTCTTCTGGTACAAGTGGAAGTTCTGGTACTTCAATTGTAAATATTAGTTTAAAATATTATGATTATGATCAAGCTGTTGCTGATGATGCATCTTTTGATCTTCCTGCAATTACAAATGTTGGAAATGGTTGGGTTATAGCTGGTCAGAATCAAGAAAGAAGTTGGTTTGTTGTAGGTCCAGTTGGTACAGTTACATTAATAAATAATACAACAAATGTTATTGCCGGTGCAGATACAAATGGTAAATTTTGTATTGGAACAGCTGAATCTCAAGAACCATTAACAATTAAGAATAGACTTGGTTCATCTATGAATGTAATGTTACAGATGTGGTATGATTAATTTTAGGAGGTTTTATTTATGAATTTACCACCTTATGGAGATGATAATAAACGTGTATTAGCTCATTTTGGAGTTCTTAGGGTTTCTCCTCAAGATGTTCCAAGTATGACTGTGAAAGTTTCACCTGGAGGGTTCTGGTACTACACTAGTACTGGACCAGTATATACTGAATTTGCTGGTGGTAATTCACCAACGATAAGTGCTCCAGGTACTAATGCAAAATGGGTAATGGTTGTTTTAAATTCTTCTTGTCAAATTGTTTTAATTGATGGTACCATTAGTTCACATCCTCAGATACCAACAATTCCAAGAGGAAGAATAATTCTCGCTGCAGTATATGTACAAACAGGAACAACAAAAATTACAAGCGATATAATTTTTGATGTTAGAACTTTATTTGCTCAATTTCCAACTGATCATAGAGATTTAGCTGGAACATCCGAGGTATCAGCACATCCAATATCTTCTATTATTGATCTACAAACAACTTTAGACACATTAGTAACAGAAACAACTTTAGATTCAGAATTAGAATCTAAAGCTGATCAAACTGGTACTAATGAAACTTCTTTTATTTTAAATAAAGATTTTATTGGTACTCCTGCATCAAATGTTGAAATTTTAGTTGAAAGAGGTAGTGAATCTAATGTTGGTATTAAATGGAATGAAACTTTAGATCAATGGCAAGTTACTTCTGATGGAACAACTTGGAATACATTTGGTTCAGTTATGACAAGTGGATCTTCTGGAAGTTCCGGAACATCAGGTTCTAGCGGCACGAGTGGAAGTAGTGGAACATCTGGAAGTAGTGGAACATCTGGAAGTAGTGGAACATCTGGAAGTTCCGGAACAAGTGGTACATCTATGACCGGAGGAACTTCAGGAACATTTAGTATGACAAGTGGTGGAACAATTATTGTTCTTGATGGATTAGTTACGTCAATTTCAGGACCACCGTAACATGATTATATAAAATAAATAACATCGGCAAGATCTGAAATAAAATCTTGCCGATAAAAATTTATATGGAGGTAAATTTTAATGAATATTCCGCCTTATGGAGATAGTTATAAAAGAGTAGGAGCTTATTTTTCAAATCTACAAGTTTCAGCAAAATCAACACCAAATATGACAGTTAAAATATCAGCTGGTGGTTATTGGTATTATTCAGCAACAGGAGCTACATATGTAGAATATGTTGGCGGAAGTTCTCCAACTATTACAGCTCCAACAGGTACTGGTAATGCAAAGTGGGTTATTATAGCAATGGGACCAAGTGGAGTTGTTTCCAATATTGATGGTGCAGCTGCTTCAAATCCTGTTTTACCAACGGTTCCTGGAAGAGCAAGAATACCTCTTGCTGCTATTTATATTCAAACTGGAACAACAACAATTACAAATGATATGATTTATGATGTTAGACCAATGTTTCCATTGGAAGTAAGAGATCATAGAGATTTAGAAGGATTAACATCAACAGGTTCACATCCAATTTCTGCAATCTCAAATCTTACTGAGACTATTGCTAATCTTGTTACATCTTCAGCATTAACAACACTTCTTGCCGATAAAGCAGATCAAGATGGAACAAATGATACTACTTTTACTTTAAATAAAGATTATAGTGGTGCTCCTGCTTCAGATTGTTTATTTGAAGTTGAAAGAGGTAGTGGTGATAATGTTGGTATTAAATGGCATGAAGATATATCAAAGTGGCAATTTACTGATGATGGAACAAATTGGATAAATTTTGGAGATCTTTTTATAAATACAGGAACACAAGAATTGAATATGTTAGTATATTCACAGAATGCAGAACCAACTTTGACAGTTGGAAATGTAGCGTTATGGATAGATACTAACAATTCAGATAAAGTGTATTTGATTTATAGTAGGGGCTCTGCAGATCAAGTAAAAGTTGAATTAACTCAGTAAAAGTTCTTATTGACTACACATTAATTTTGTAAACCCTTTACATTTTTTTAGTCAGGTTTAGACACATAACTATATTTATAGAAAGGTAAATGTGGTTATGATGTCGTAAATCTGATTATAGAGTTAAATAAGATTAGAGAGGAGATCTAATTATGGCTAATCAAGAAATTGATAGTTTATCAAAATCTTGTTCAATTTCAGGTTGTACTGGTAAATATAAAGCTAAAGGGTTTTGCGGAAGACATTTACAACAAATTTATAAATATGGAGAAATTATAAACATTGGAAGAAGTAAATTAGATTCTAATGAAATTATTATAGAAAATAATATAGCTAAAATGAAATTATATGATCATAATGGAAATCAAATTGAAGAGACTATTTTTGATTCTAAATATGTTAATATCATATCACAATATAAATGGCATTTATTTACATCAACAAAATATGTTGGTGGTGGTTGGAAAGATAATGATGTTTGGAAAGATATGTTATTACATAGATTTTTATTATATTTAGAAGATGGAAAATTTGATACTGAAGTTGATCATAAAGATGGAAATAGATTAAATAATTTAATTAGTAATTTACGTAGATGTACTATTCAACAAAATAATCAAAATGCTAAGAAAACATCAAAAATAACATCTAGTAAATATAAAGGTGTTAATTTTTCTACGTATCATATGAAATTTAAAGCTTCCATTTCCGTTAATAAAATAAGTATATATTTAGGAATTTTTTCATCAGAAATTGATGCAGCTAAAGCTTATAATGAAGCTGCTATAAAATATTTTGGTGAGTTTGCTTGGTTAAATAAATTTGAAGAGGTGAATCAATTATGAGTAATCAATTTAAAGTTCAGGAAGCTGTGACCTTCTCACAGCAATCTCCACCTGAAACATTTAGACTTATGGATGTAACAATTCAAATCGTTCCTGTTGCATATGAACATGGAATGGTTATAGCTGAGAGTGAAGTTGTTGATCTTGAAGTTGCTGGAGAAGTTAATATCTTTATTTTAAATTGTGCTTCTGGGGTGAGTTTAAAGATAGGAAGTACAACAAACCCAGCGTTAACCAATGTTACACATTTTTCATATCAAGGAGCTAAAACAAGTTTTTATGTTTCTAATGCTGGAACAGAAGATATTACTATTAGTTTTGCTACTGCTAGTATCTAAAGAGGTAATAATGATTAGTATAAGTTATTTATTTGAGAATCCAAATGTACAATCAGAACATCCAAGTGGACTTGTTGCTCCATTTGGAAGTTATAATCCGAGAAAAGATAATGATGATAGATTAGCAAAGTTACAAGATCTGAATAAATTTTCTCCGGATCAACAAACTAAAAGATTACGTGATGTTGGAGTTAATATTAATGATTTCATGTAATTAAGGAAAGATTATGCTGATACACAATTTTTATGCTGACTTATTACTTTCAGTAAGAGTTTTATTTGATAATTTTATATTTCAGAATGATCAATATATAAAAAGATATGAATTCAATGTGGGTAATAGAAGCTTTCAGATGCCTAAAGATTTTAAAACACAATTTGAATTTCCAAATGTTATAGCAACTATTAATGATGAAATGCCAGCGTTTGGTCAACGTCCAGATGTATCACAAACTATTTCTGGTTATAATGTTGATCAGGTTCCAGTTTTGTATAATTCAACAAATGAAAATGTTTTATATCTTCAGGAAGAACTTGTAACAGTTCCAATCTCTATAATAATAAATTGTGAATCACCATTACAAGCAAAAGAAGTTGGAAATGTTATAAGACGATGGCTACCTTATAATAAGTTTATTCAATTTTTGGAGTATACTTCATTTTTAGAAATTTCAAAACCATTTCTTGCCGATAATGGTTTTGATTTTAATAGTGATAACATTTCAAATCTTTATACAAAATTAAATCATCGCGATGGTGAAATTTATAATTGTTTTTCAGTACAATATAAACCTTTTATTAGAATGGATGGTGTAGGCTCAACAATTCCAGATTCAACTCAAAGATCTTTTCAAGTGAGTGTTGATTTAACTTATATGGTTCAATTTCCTTTATGGCTTTTTAGTAACATAAAAGAAGGAACTATTGAAAGAATTGATATTGCTTTTAATATGGGTACTTTTGAGACTATAGCTGATTATCCATCGGCAAAATTAGTAAATCAATCTCTTAGTACAGTTCTTAATTTGAGAAAAGGTTATATACGAAGAAATTATTTAGTTTATGATAATAATTCAACTGAAAATATTATCATGTTGGATAATTTATTATTAGATGTTAATATGGTAACGGCAAAAACATCAAAGTTAGAAGCAACAAGAAAAGCTACAAATTTTGTTTATATAACTGTTAATGGAGATGAAACCTGCCGATATAAAGCAAACACTAATAATCTACCAATTGATGGTTTAACAATTCCAATAGATGCTGATTATTATTTAATAGTTACAAGTGATGATTATGGAAATTTAAATATTGGGTATAGAAAGAAAGGAAAAGATTTAGTTATTCAATTTAGTAAAGATGATTTTATAATAGAACCAAGATATACATATAATTTACTTTGTAGATCTACAAGAATAATAAATTTTTTAGAATATCAACTAGATACCAATTTAAATTATGTAACATTTTCAATTTCTGAAAGTTTATGGGCAAGTCTTTCTCCATCATTAACAAGTCCATTAATAGTTCAATTTTATGATGATGATTTTGAACAATCACATCAATATGGTGGAATAGCACCAGTATTAAACAATATTAAAGTAGCTCAAAAAAGTTCAAGTTCTGCAACTATTACATGGACATCTAGTTCTGAAACAACAACTTGTGTTGAATATGGACCAACTGCAGAATATGGATACTTTTCAGAAATTAAAACAGATTATGTACAAACACATAATTCAATAATTTATTCTTTACAACCTTTTACTTTTTATCATTATCGAATTAATACAACTGATATTGATGGAAATGAAATTATATCTGATAATTATACATTTACAACAAGTCCTTAGGGAGGAAGTTTATGGTTTCGATTGTTATGGAGTTTGATTTTGGTGAAGCAGGTGAAAATATTATAGGTGGAGTTAAAAAATTAGGAACAGGAGTAGGTCAAGCAATTGGAACTGGAACTGGATATGTTGGACAAGGGTTACAGAAACTTGGTCAATATGCTCAAGAAGGTGGACAATTAATAAAAAGAAATCCATTAACATCTACAGCAATTTTAGGTGGAGCTGCTATTGGTGGTGGAATTATGGCGAAAAGGAGAAAACAAAGTTTTTAGGAGTTATTATGATATCTATAATTTATGAATTTTTAGGATTTCAATCTTATAATGATTATAAAAGAGAACGAGCTGAAAAAGGAAGAGAATCTTTAAGTAATGATATAAATGAAAAAATCGCAGAGAGAGAACAAAAAATTGCAGAAAAAACAAATTTAACAAAGAAATTTAATGATGATAAAGATGTTATGAATTCACATTTAAAGTCTGGAAAGATTACACAACAGGAACATGCAGAATATTTAAAACAACATAAAAGTCTAAAAAAATCTGCAGGAATAATTGATGATGTTCCTTCAACACCAAAACCATCTGGAGGAATTACAGACGCTATTTCTGATCATCCAATATTAGCTGGTGCCGCTGGAGCACTTGGTGTTGGATTAATTGCTAAAAAATTAATAGATAATAAAAATAGAAAACCACAATATGCTTAAAAATAATTTTTCGGAGGTACAATTTTATGAGTTTAGATATTAATAAAGTTATTATGGAAGCAACAAATAGTCTTTTGGAAACTACAAAACCATCAGATGATAAAGGTGATAAGGCACAGACTGGAGCTGATAAGAATAGTTATCATGTTGGAGATGATAAAGTTCCTGGTGAGCCAACATCTGCAACAAAAGAAGTAACAGAGAATAAAGATATCGTTACAGAAGGAAAAAAAGTTGGTAAAGTAGATTATGAACCAGGTCCTTATGGTTCAGCTAATGTTGGAAAAGGTTACAGTGAACATGATTCAGAAATGCCAAAACAACATAGTTATCATGATTCAGATAATCCATCAGCAGTTAGTGAAATTGGTAGAAAAGCTTCAAGAGTAGTTGGTAATACTGTTCATGGTGCTATTGATGCAGTTAAACAGGAACCAATTGCAACTGGTACAGCAGCAGCTATCGCAGCTGGTCTTGGCGCAGTAGCGTTGGCAAAGAAACTCAGAAAAGAGAAAAAGAAATCAACACTTGTAAAAGCTAAAGCGTAAAAAAGAAATAAATAATATATGGAGGTTTTAAAATGAATCTTAGTAAAATTATAGACGAATCGGTAAAAACTGTTATTAATGATGTTAATGTTGATGATGCTGTTGATACTTTGAAAAAAGCTGTTAAAAGTGCTAAAGGAAAATTTGAAAATAGTGCAACTGATGATGTTGCTAGTAAACTTGGTTATATATCAAAAGGAAAAGCAGCTTTAGGTGCAGGTGGTGCTGGTGCAGCTGGTATTGCAGCCGGTCTTGGTGCAGTTGCTTTAGCGAAGAAACTTCGTCAGAAAAAGAAAGCTGCGGCTAAGGCATAAAAATAAGTTTGAGGAGTCAATTTATGAAATTAAATATGATTAAATTCATAACAGAAGATAATTCAGGTATATATAAACAAGCAGAAGATGCTGGTAAAAAAGCAAATGAAGAATTAACTTCAGGTATATCTAAAGGAGTTAAAAAAGCTTCTAATGCTGTTGAAGCTAAATTAGGATCTGGTGTTGAATCTGCTATAGATGCTGGTAAATCTCTTGAAAGAAAAGCTGGAGGTTTTACATTTAGTCTTCTGGGACAAAATAAAGCAACAGAAGATGCAAAACAAGCAGCTGATCTTGGTACTCGAATGGGAAAAGTAGCTGGTAAAAAATCTGTAAAAGCTTTAGCTGCAAAAGAAGAAGCAGGAAAAGATTTCCTACAGATTCCAAAGAAACCAATTAAAGCTAGTTTATTAGATAAAACTGATAAAGAGATTATGGCTTCTAAAGCTCGTCAAACAAAAGCTGAAGTCCAAGACGAATTATCAAAATCAGCAGTTCGTCAGAAAGATGCAGAAAGTGGAATAGTTGATTTTAAAACAAAAGCAATTAATAAAGGTAAATCTCTTTTAAAATCAGTTGAAGATATGCCAACAAATCACAAACTAGCAGCTGCTGTTGCTGCTGGAGCTTTAGCTGTTGGTGGTAATATGTTATATAATAACAAAAAGAAAAAAGCTTATGCTTAAAATAATAAACAAATAACAATGGAGGTTATTAATATGTTAGACAGAATTAATGCACTTATGGAAAGTGAAGATACACAGAAACTTTTGACTGAAAATGAGCAGTTGCTTACTGAAGCAGTAGGAGAAACTGTACAGTTTTCTAATACGTTGAAGGCATTCGTAATTAAACATCCTGATGAATTTCTTGGCGAAAGCACACAGGAAACATACAAAAATATTAGATTGTTTTCTGAAGTAGCAACTTCACAGTTTCTTACCGAAGTTACACATGTTTATGGATCACAGATTCCAGTTCCAGTTCAGGAAGGGGATGCATTAAACGATTATCTGTAAAAAGAGGGTGTTATGCCAATTAGAACAATCAGCGAAAATTCAGATTTAGTTTTACCTGCTTTGGCCGCTGGTATAGCAGCTTATGCTGGTCATAAGCTTTACAAAAAATATAAACAAAAACAATTATTTAAAAAGTATGGTATTAAAGAAGAGCCGAAAAAAGATGTTAATCCTGATGATGAAGATATTAAAAGAGATATGGCTTATTATATTGCTGCAGATTTGCCAACACATCTTGCTTATTCATCACAAGTAAAGAGGTAGATATGGTGTCTGTAATTGGATATTTAAATGAGGGTAAGGTTTGGTCTTCTATAAAGTCTAGTTTTGCTAATCTTTTTGGTGGACCAACAAAAGTTAAAAAATCTGAATTAACTTCAAATGATAAAATTAATAATGCAGAAGCAACATATCGTAGATTAACACCTAAATCTTTGGCATCTTCAAGAAATAAGCTTGGTTATAAACCTAAAAAAACAACAGTTTAAACCTAAAAAGAAATATCGGCAAGATCTTATAAATAGATCTTGCCGATAAAATTTAATTATTTATCATTATTTGTGAGATGTTGGTATAACTTGAATCGAATGATATTAATTTTCCACCTTTTGTTATAATGAAAGTTAAAGGAATATTATTTCTGATCCAATTATAATCTTTGTAATAACTACCAATATCAGAATACATGTCTGTTAAACTTATAACCATACTTAATTCATCTTTATTTTTATCCCAGTATTCTTTTTCAACAAATTCAAAAACATATCTATGAGATGTTCCACCACGACCTTGATAACCTTCTTTTTTGAGGAACTCATAGAACATGTTAATATTTTCTAAATTAAATATTTTCTGTTGATGAATTTGTACATCATGTGTAATTAAATGAATTTCTTTAAAAAATCTCATACTATTTTCTACTACATTTGAAAATTGTTTAAGATTTTTATCAGAAATTGAACCAGATGTATCTACAAATATTATTAATGTTCCAACACCTTCAATATCTTCTGTAAGAGAATATCCTGGAAGTATTAAACCATGTGGGATATATATTTTATTTAAATTTCTCCATGATCTATCATCTGGTTTCATAATAATATTTGTTTTAATTGATTTTTCAACTAGACGTTCCCAAGGAATTTCTACTTTTAAAAGTTCTTCTAAATAAGTAGTTAAATATCCTGGTAAGTCACCTTTTGATTTTATTGTTTCAAAAACAGCTCTTGCTTCAGAAATTAATTGATTGAGCTGATAAATGGCTTCTGGAGAATCAGTCATATCTTCTTTTTCAGATTGTGAAAGATCATCTGTCATTTCAAATAATATATTTCCATTTTGATCTTTTACAACTATTGTATCTGGACTATCTCCATCTCCCAATTCAACTTCAATCTCAATAAATTTTTCATTTTTTACTAACCAATCATATGCTTTTTCTACAGAACAATTAGGCTCTTCTGATTCTAATCTTTCTACGATATTGTATCTATTTTGATATGGTTTTATAAGATGAGATAAATTTTTTCTAAGGTAAACTTCAATAACATGATCTGCTGCAACACACCAAATTTTATGGATTCTATCATCTTTTCTTAATCCATGTCTATTTAGTATGTGTAGAAGTTCATGACAAAGAAGATATACTAAATGTATAAAAGTATAATCTAATTTATTTAAATAAATTTCATTTAAATGAATCTTGCCGCTCTCAATGGTTGATAAATCTTTTTCATTAAATACAACATATCCTTCCATTGACGGATGAAATTCATAAACTGTCCAATCAAATCTATGAAGCATCATACCGAAAAAGATTAATTCTTTTGTGAATAATTTTATTTTACTTAATTTAATTAACTCATTAATTTTTGGAGTCATTATTTATACACCAGACATTAATTGATTGATTTCGTTTACTGATGATAAAATTTCTGTAGATCTGGAAGGATCAATTTTTTGAATTTCCATCAATATTTTAACAACAATATTTTTCTTATTTAATGTTTTTTCTAATTGTTTCATTTCTTTGAGCATCATAATAGAAAGTTCAGGTGCATGTATCATAAAAAGATCAATCAAATATGCTAAATTTTGTGTATATTTAGATCTATCTTCTTTACCAATATAATTTGTTATTAATGCGTATGCTAAAGCATATCTTTTAACTGCATCGTTTGGAAGTTCATAATTTGTAGCATCCATTAAAATAGTGTCGATATCAAATTCTGAATAAACTTTATAATAAAGTACAAAGTCGCTTGCTCCTTCTTTTCCAACATAACCTGTTCCAAGATAAGAACATATGTCTGAAGAAATTGTTTTATTGTACCACTGTTCTCTTATTGCAAGTTCTCTGGCAAAACGAGTCCAAGATCTTGGAGATCCCCAAGCTTGATCGACTTGTTCTTCTTCATGGAAATATTTTCTATATTGATTATGTCCAAGAAATGAAATAACTGATGGATGAACATTTGTACCTTCTGTTAAAGCATAATTAGTTTTCCAACCGTCAAAATCCGTATAAACTGGCATCATAACACATCTGTTAATGATAGCACTAAATATTGTTTTAGCACCTGATTTGTTAGATGTATTTCCTGCCATAACAATTGCAACATTTGATGGAAGTTTATAACCTCTCAATGTGCGTTCTGTTAAAAGTTCATACAAAAGAGCCATGTGAACTGGACTTAAAAGATGTGAATCATCAAGTAACCAAATAGTAAGTTTTGGTTCATCTTTTATTTCTTCTTCACCTTTTGCATTTTTTACTTTTACTTTTTTAGTTTCACTTGCTAGATAATACAATGCTTTCATAATATCTGGAAAAGACCAAATTGTTCCAAGCATTGGTTTTCCATTTATTATGATATTTTCAAATTGTGGGATACCACCTGTTTCTTCAAGTGGCTTTAATGCTAAATGTGTAGATAAAACTCCAAAATTATATTGTGTACTTAAATAATGTAAGCTTGCTGTTTTTCCACCGCCTGGCGCACCACAAATAAAAGGTGTACCAACATCATAACCACGTACTTGTAGATAACAATTTTCAACTACAAGACTAACGACTTCATGTAAAGCCTTTGCTCCTTTTGTAAACTGTTCATTATCTGTTAACATTATGCCTCCTTAGGTTTTTTATGAAACAAAAATAATTATAACATTATTATTTCTATATGAAATGTTTGAAAACTAAATTTTTAGAGGGTTAATAGGATGGCAGAACAACAAGTAAATGTGAAAGAGTATTATCAATTTCAACCTTATGATGTCAAAAAAGTTTTTTCAGAATTTTCTAAACCAATTTTAGATAACATATTTTTTAATAATTTAGCAACATTAAGAATGAATGCAGATTATATTAATTTTAAAGTAGACAAATGGCAATATCGACCAACAGTTTTTTGTAATGATATTTATAATGAACCACAATTATTTCCGGTGATCATGTTAGTTAATAATATTAAAAGTTTTTTAGAGTTTATTCCTGAATATTTTCCAAGAGTTCGGGAACCACCGTATCAAAGTTATGTAATAATTGCACCTTACCGTTCCGAAATTAAAAGAATATTGAATTTTGTTTCATAGGAGTTTTGGTATATGTCGAATATAGATAAACTTTTTCAACCTAAGTTCTTTTCTAATTCTGATGTGAATAATATTTTACTTGATAGTGAACAGAAGATGTTAGTTATCGATAAAAATTCTGAATCAGAAAGTATTTACACAAATTTTTATAATGATCTTTCAACATATATTTCTAAATTATCAAACAATTCTGTTAAGAGTCAAGTACAAAATTTATTGAATAAGGATCTAATATATCTTGGTTTATCGAAAACCAAAATAGATAATATTTTTTCTAGGCTGCTTATAACAACTGATAATAAATTGGCAGGAATAGTTTTAGACACTCAACAATTAGCAATAGATCCAATAACAGGATCTTGTGAGTCTGCTGATGAATGTACTTATGCTGTTTATTTTGGTTTAGTTCGAGCCGCTGTTGTACTCAATAAAGATGAAATTAGAAAAGATAAAGATCTACATAAATTAATGACAACTTATTTGTATTTATTATTATTGAAAGCAGTTGGTATTGATAAAATATATTCTGAGAAATTTAAAGTTTTCATTCACATTTTAGCTATTTATATGTATTATAAATATTATTTAAAAGAGAAACATAATTTTATTATATCTATTCTTGAGAATGATTATGAACCTTTCATTGGAAAGAAAAATATTGAAGAATTCTTACCAACTATTGAAAAATTTGTAGATTATCAATCAATTAAAGATTTTCCAAAAATGTTAATTGATGCAAAACTTTGGACTGAGAATCCAAATATTATTACAATTGCATTATTAAAAACTTTAAAACCAACTGGGTTTTATTGTTTATTAGGTCCATTAGATTATTTTGTAAGTTTAGCAGTTGTTTCAAAATATCCGGTTGAATTTTTTTCCAAGAAAAGTTTAGTGAATGAAAAATTACAAGATGCAATAGAAGAAATTATAGTAAAGTATATTAACAAAATAAAATATGATTTGAGTGTGATTCAAAAAAAGAAATAAATCTTTAGGAGGATAAATTTTATGTTACCAAGACAAGATTCTAATGAATTTTTTATGGAAATTGCTAGAGGAAACGTTAATGGAATGTCAGCTCTTCGTATGTATGGTTATAATGGAGATGTTGATGCAGGTACAGAAGATCTTTGGAAAACAGTAGCAGCTGGTGATGGTGCAATAGCAACAAGAACTCTTTTCACCACAGCAAAGTCACTTTCAATTTCTTCTTCAAATGCCGGGGATACAACTCAGTATGTTACAGTAATTGGTCTTGATATAAATTATAATATCATTACTGCAACAAAGAAACTCGCAGGTCAGACAGAAACAGCATTAAGTTCAACACTTTCATTTTTCAGAGTTTTATCAGCAAGTCTTAATGCTGCTTGTGCTGGAAATGTTTTTATTTATGATGCTTCGGATACAGCATCATCTGGTGTACCTACTACAGGTGCAAAAGTTCAGGCTATAATTCCTATTGCTGATCTTGAAACAAAAATATCAGCATATACAATGCCAGCTGGACAGAAAGGTTGGTTGTATAATACTGCTTGGAATTCTTACAATGCAACTACAGAAAAAGGAGTTATTATATTTTTAGTTGTAACGACTGCAGCTGGTGTAACTACAACAACAGTTCTTGCTCGTTATGAAGATCCGGCTTCTGGTCAGTTTCAGACTTGTTATTCACCAATCGAAATTCCTGAATTTGCAGATGTTAAACTTCAGGTAACTCTTGAAGCATCCGGCTCAAATATGGTTATTGAAGGATGGGCAGATATAGTACTTGAAGATATTACAACGACTCCTGCTACAGTAACAGTGTTAACAAAATCTCAGTTTGATGCTCAGCTTTCACCTCATACTCTTGCTTCAACGAAACTTTATCTTGTTGGTCTTGATGAAGTTCCTACAGTTTTTCCTACAGCAGTGGATCTTAATGATACACTTGCTATTATAACTGGCACAACAGCATATAATGTTGCTGCAACAGTTGAAGTAGCATTTAATATCGATATTTTCAGAACAGGACTTTTGATTCAGACAACGCAGAAAGCTATTGCGTGCGTTTGGAGATGTGTTGACTCTAATGGTGATGTATTGTATAACTCTGGCTTGTCACCTAAGATAATTACTCTTGGTGGTAAAACTTTAAAAACAGTATTTACACAGGCATAATTTTTAAAGTTTGGGAGATCAGAATTTTTCTGGTCTCCCACTCTTTATCATATAAAATATATAGAAATAAAACATAAAATTGTAAATAATATCTTAAAAAGATTTTAAAATAGAGGAGTAATTCATGTTATCTATTGTTGATTTATTTAAAGATAAAGTAATTGAAGAGTCTGAATTAGATGGACCTTTGGATGATTATTCATATTTATTACATCATGTTGAAATAGATAATGATGGAGTTGAAAATTTACATCATTGTTTTGTATATGATCATCTTGGTAATATGTTTACTCAAGATACCATCATCATTAAAGATGGTAAATGTTATGATGAAAATAATAAATTATTGAAAGATGGAACATATCATACAATTTCAGGTTTAGAACCTGAACAAGAAGTTTGTTGGAGTGATTCACAAGCTGAAGAAAATGGAATTAAACCAAAACGTATGGTTGCAGGAATGACATATAAACAGAAAGCTAAGGAGTGGTAATGATTGTTTATCCAAATACTTGGAGAGAAATAGGAAAAGTTCCTACAATTGAAGAAATAGAGGATTATATTTTTGAAGTTATTAATAATCTTAATTGTACAAATTTAGCTTTATCTGGTGGAATTGATAGTTCTTATATGTTATGGTGTATGTTAAAAATTTTTGGAAAAAGAAATGTGAAATGTTATACTATATCTTTAAATCATGATCATCCAGATTATATTTATTCAAAACAAATAGTTAAAGATTTAGGAGTAATAAATTGGTCTTGTTATTTTCCTTCAAATAATGAAGTTGAAGAATTATTAAAAGATAAAAATGGAGATTCAATAGTTGAAAAATTCTTTGTTTGGTTAAATAAAGAAAAAGCAGAAGAGATAATTTGTTGTGATGGAATTGATGAGTTTATGGGTGGATATTATGATCATCTTCATAATCCAACTCATGAAACATATTATGATTTTATGACTAGATTACAAAAAGAACAATTAGAACCTCTTCATAAAAATTCTGCCGATATCAAAGTATTTTTACCTTATATGAATAAAAAACTTATTGAATTATATGATAGAATACCAATGAGTGATAGATTTGATAATAACAACAGAAAAAAGATAATGATAGAATTAGCGAAAGGTAAAATTCCAGAGGAAATAATTAATAGAAGAAAATATGGTTTTGTTGATGCTATGAGAATAAAATAGATTTTTAGAGGAGTTATTATGTTATCAATTTATAAATTATTTGAATTATCACCGTCAGCTGTTGATTCTGTAGTTCAAAATCATATTGGAACTCCAAGAGAACAAGAAGCTAAAACTATAGGATATTTAAGTAAAATTAAAGAGAAAGCACCACAATCATATCAAGCTCAAAAACCTATTTTGATGTATCAAATAAAACAAAGTAAAATATCATAGAGGAGTTTATTATGATTAGTGTAAATTATTTGTTTGAAAATGAATATCAAAAAATAGCACAAGAATTAGTAGATTCTTCTGGTGTAAAAGATTGGAAAAAACATTCTTTAAAAAGTTACAATTAATCCAGTTGATAATAGTAAAACTTTAGAATCAACAATTCATTTAAAAGATGGTTCTAAACATACATATTCTTTAAATGATAAAAGTTTAAATAAAGTATCAAAATCAATTGAAAAATTAAAAGATGAAATAAGTAAACATAATAAAGATAAAAAATCATTTTCTAGTCTTAAATTTGATATAGATAAAGATCATAATTTCAAGACAAAATTTTTATATTCTAAGAATGGAGATTAATTATGTTATCAATTTATAAATTATTTGAAGGTGATGAATCTGGAGAACCTAAAGGTGCTATATCTGATGAAGATATTTTAAAAGATGAAAATAAAACACAAGAACTTCAAAGTGCTGTTATAAAACTTATTTTAGATAAAAAATTGAGACCAGATGATGATGATATTCATAATCTTGCCGGTAAATTTAATATGGAACCACATGAATTTGAAGAAGTTATTTATGCACTTCTTGGTGATTTAATTAAAGGTGTGGGAAAACATAAAGATGTTCCATTATCAAAGTTTGATCCGGAACAAATTAAAATAGGAATAGATATTGAAAAAGAACATACAGATAATCCAGCAGTAAGACTTGAAATTGCAAAAGATCATTTAGCTGAATTTCCAGATTATTATACAAGATTACTTAAATTGGAAAAAGAAGCTAAAGCCGCTAAAAAATAAATAGGAGTTAAATTATGATTAGTGTTTCTTATTTATTTGAAGATGAAACTTTTCGAAAGAAGTTTGATCAAGGTTCTTTAAGACAAGATATGATGATGGGTGCATTAATAGCTCCAACATCATTAGCTTTAAAAACTGCTATAGTTGATAAAGATATATTACATAAATTAAATGTTGATCATCCTATGGCTGCTCCTACTGCTTTAGCTGCAGCTGCACTTGTAGGAGCTGGTAGTTCTGCAGCAGTTCATGGAGCAATTAAAGGATATTATAAGTTAAAGGATAAAGTAATTAATAAGAGGAAATAATTTTATGTAGGAGATATTATGATATCTGTTATTTTGGAAATTTGGAATCCACCACCGAAAGTGAATTTTACACAAAAAGTCATTAATAGATTTAGTGGTGAAAAACCACCCCCTCCGCCTCCTCCATCAGGATTTGATAGATACAAATCAGTAATTACTAATAAACAAGTTGAAAATAAAGATGCACGTTCAAATATTAATTGGAGAGATTTTGGTAAAATAAAAGAAAATATATCAAATTATAAACAATCTAAAGATGTTGAAAAAGGTTTAAATGAAAAATTAACTAGAGCAACAGCTGTTAAAAATACTAATGATGCTAGTAAACAATCTGCAAAATCTGCTGGTGAATTAGCAGCAACAGAAGCTCAATCAGCAGCTTATAGTCAACAACATCCTATAAAAGCTGGATTAAAAAATTTACTTAGAATAGGATATTCTCCGGAAGAAAAAGCTCGAATATATGCAGATGCTGATCGAGAAAAATATGATTATAATAAAAATATATCTGATTCATTAAGAAATAAAAGTCAATCTTATAACAATGCAAATGAAGTTTTGCGTACTAATAAAACAACTTCACAAGAAGAACCAAAAGCTGTAACAACTGGACAACAAGCTATTCCTGTTGGTTCTGCTCCAAAAGCTTTACCGCCAGCCTCAAATAATAATATTCCAATTAGAAGACCAGTTGGTCCTTTAAATATGGATGAATTATTAAGAGATAAATTAAATAAAAAGAAAAGAGAACAAGTTAATATATAATTTTATATTGGAGAATATATGAAATCAATTAGAGAACAGTTATTTGAGAGTAAGAAAGAACATTCTGGTTATAAAATGGAAGATGTTGGTTCTGGTGCTGGTAAAGCAATTGGTGTAGCAGTAGGTAGTGTTCCAGGTATGGCTATTGGTCATTATATTGGAAAAGATTCACCACAACATCCTGATAATTCAATTGATGAAAAGAAAAAATCACATCGAGTTGGAGCTATGTTTAATGAAAGATATAATGCAAAAAGAATGGCTAAGGGTGCTGGTATAGGCGCTGGTATAGGTGCTGGTATAAGTGCTGCCACAAGTGATTATAATCAAGATTTAAAAACAAATTTAATACACACTGCTGTTTCAGCTGGTATGGGTGCTATACCAGGTATAATTGGTGGAAAAATGGTTGGAGGTTATAAAGCTGCTAAGAAACTTGGATATGGATCAGTAGGAAAAACATTTGCAACAACAATTCCTGGTTCTCTCACAGGACTTACAACACCAAAAAGACAAAAAGAAGAAAAGAAATAAATAGGAGGATTACAATGATATCAGTTTGTAGATTATTTGAAATAAGTAAAGGTGGAGCTGCAGCATTAGGAGTAGCAGGTGGAACAGCAGCTGGAGTTGCCGGTGTAGCAGCAAAGAAAATGTATGATGAAGAAATGGCAAATCGAGTAAGAGAAGCAAATCCTATTAGAAAAGGTGCAAAATTTGTAGCGAAAATGTTTGATGATGGTGGACAATGGATTGGACGTAAAATTTGGGATGCTCATAATGGATAAAAATAAGGTGTAAAATGGAAATTAAAGATCAAGAATTTCTTGGAGTTATATTACCTGATAAAGATAATAAACATCAAGGGCGTTATAAAGTTTATATACCAGTTCTTCAACCTTTTATGAAAGATAATGAAGGTATATGGGCTAAGAATCACGTTACTGATTATAGAAATACACCTTCAGCAGATGGTGTTTATGGAAGTTATTTTCCTTTACATGCAAAAACTCAAGTTATTGTTAAATTTTATACTGAGCAATACACAAGTGCTTATATTACTAGAATCACCTCAGATCACAATCCTGAATCTATGCCGTTCAAAATTATTGATAGAGACAGTTACTATCAACTTATTAGAACCCCAAAAAATAATCATTTAATTGCTTTATGTGAAGATACTGCAACTGGTGGAGCTGCCACAACTGCAAACTCAATTCACATATATTATAATAATAAAGCGATTACATTAATAATGGATAGTTCAGGAATGAGTATTAACGTAACAGCTGGAGATATAAATCTCAAAGGAGTTGCAAATACAAACATCCAAGTTGGTCAAGATTTAAATATAAAAGTAACTGGTGTTTGTAATATTCAATCTGATGCTGATGTTCATATTAAAGCTGGAGGAGATGCTAATATTGAAGCTGGTGGAAATGCCAATGTTAAAGCTGGTGGAGATGCTAATATTCAATCTGGTGGAAGTGTTAGTATAAAAGCAGGAGGAGTTTGTAATATTGATGGTTCTATGGTTAATTTAAATGGTGGTGGTTCTTCAGCTGCTAAAGCGGCAAGATCTTCTGGTGCTGCTGGAACTGGAACACCAATCACAACAACAGATGAATTTAAATATTATGAAGGAAAAGATGGAACTGCAATTATAACAGCTAAAGGATAATTAATTATGATATCAATTATGAATTTATTTTATGAAAATAAAAGTGAAGAGAAAGAGATAAAAGATTTTTTAAAGAAAGAAGTTACTAAAAGTCATATAAAAAATGTTTTATCAACAGGAGCTCTTGTTGGTACTGCTGTAACTGGTGGAACAGGATTATATAATATGTATAAAGGTGGAAGTTTTGTTGGAGATGAACCTGGAAGTTATGATTCTTTAAAAAGTGGATTACGTTCTGGAGTTGGTTCTGCAGCTTTAACAGGATTATTTAATATTGGAAATGTTAGAAATCAACGAAAAGAGATTGATAGTTTAAAATTTAAAAAGAAAAAATCTTAGGAGATTTAATTATGATTTCAATTGTTATGGAAATTAGTCCAGAATTTATTCAGAATAGAAATTTAACAGGTGATAATAAATTTTCTCAAGAACAAATTCGAAATGCATTAGTAGAAAAAGCAAAATCGCCTGTTGGTTCTGTTGCTAGAGCTGAAGCTGATAAAGTTATTAAAGACACAAGAGCAACATTTCCTTATCGTAAAAAATAAGATTTTGCCGGTAAAAATAATACTTAGTGAGATTAATATGTTATCAATTATGGAAACCAAATTTGGTGTAGCAATATTGAATGAAGTTGGAAATAGCAGAGTAATGAGAGAAAGATTAGCAACTAGTTATGATCAAAATTATAAAAATAATCCACTTAAAGCAGAAAAAGCTGCATTTTTAAATTTGAGAATAAGAGCAAATAGAAATGAATTAACACCTTTTGAAAAAGGTAGTTCAGATAATGACCCGAATAAAGTTAAAGAATATATAAAATCTTATTTACCAACACTAAATGAAAAAATTAGAACAAATAAATAATACTTTAGAGGTTAAAATAATGTATATCAATTATGATAATACATATAAGTTACTTACAGAAGATGAAATTGATGAAATGATTAATAACCTTGGGCGTTTGGACAGTACAGCTGACAGACCAGCAATACAAAATAAATTCACAATCAATATGAGACCACAAGGTATAATTGTATACGATTCATACAACAATCCATTTTATCCTATTAGACCACGCCCAAGAATTGATACTTCAAAAATGGATTTATTTGAAATTTATAAAAGAACTAGAGAATTATATGAAGATTTTGCTCCAACTCTTTTACCATGGCATTATGTAATTGAGTTTATTAATGATCGTTATTATGTGTTTAATACACGCCCGATCGATATGAAATTTCCCGTTTCAAATGTTGATGTAACTGATGATCGGCAAAAGTTCTGGGATAATACAACAAAACAATTTATGAAAGATCAAATTTTTGATATTAGAGAAGCAATTCATATTTTAATTCTTGGAGATTCAAATATTGATGTTTATACTAAGAAGTTTTATGAGTTATTAGGTCGTATTTGTATTGTTCCATTTATAAGATTTTTTAAGTTACCTGAAGGAATAGGTGAACGTATATTTTATCTAAATATGGGTGAAAAATTTCACGGTCAACAAATAATGAAATTTATAAGAAAATAATAATCAAAAACAAAAGGAGAGTAATATTATGAAGACGAATGAAGCAAAGTTTGGCGTAGCAGTAGTAGCATCAGTATTTGAAGTAGAAAATGCAATTCCTACAGATGGTGCATCTGATGTAACAACACCTGAAATTATAGCAAAAGCTATAAAGAGTGTTCTTGGAGTAGAAGGTTCTGATAGCGTTGCAGAAGCAAAAACAACTGGTGGAGATGCAACAGCAGATAGATAATTTCGGAGGTTTATTGTGATTAGTGTAAGTTATTTATTTGAGCTCGATACTTCAAATTTTACAAGAGAAGAAAAGAGACAATATCGTGAAGGTGCAAGAAAATTTCATCCTGATTTTAATGGTGGTAAAGATGAAGAAATGAAAAAACATAATAGTAGATGGGAACAGTTTGCTCACGCAAAAAAGTCTGGTTATAATAAATCATTTGATGATTATGCTGCTGAACAGAAAGCAAAAAACAACAATCTTCTGGTTCTCAGCAACAATCTTCTGGAACGAATCAACCTGGTTCTCAGCAACAAAAGACAAATACTAGTTATGGTCACACTTATAATAAAGGACAAGATTCTGGAACAAATCAATCTGGTTCTCAGAAAAACACAAATTCACAAAGTTCTAATTCTAAACAGAACACTGGAACAACAAATCAAAAACAAAGCACAAATCAACAATCTTCTGCTGGAATAAATCAATCTAGTTCACAACAGAAAACAAGTTCAAAGCAATTTTATCCTGGATTTAAAAGTTCAATTTTTTCACAAATAAGAAGAAAATAATTTGGAGGTTTATTATACATGAAAACAATTAGAGAACAATTATTTGAAGGTAAGAAAGAAGATAATAAATTGAATAAAGCAGCAAAAATTGCTGGCACAACAGCTTTAACTGGCGCAGGTTTATATGGTGGAAAAGAATTAACAAGAGCTGTTATTGATGCATCAGAAGGTGGCGCACCTGCATCAGATACAATAGATGCTGTCGCATCACTTCATAATTCTACTATTGGAAAAATAGCAAGAGGAGTTAGCAAAGGTATTAGAAAAACTTTTACAAATGAACATCCTTTATCAATTGAAGCAAAAGATAAAATGGGTGAATTAGCAGCTGGTACTTGGAAAGGAGCAAATCAAATTGGAGATATTGGAGGAGCTGTTGCAATTCCTGCGACAGTAACAGCATTAGGATTAGCAGCTTATAATAAATTAAAAAAAAATAAGAAGAAATAGTTTTGGAGGTTTATTTATGATTTCAATAATGGAATCATTTTTTTGGACAGTAGAAGGTTTTGGAGAAAAAACTCCAAAAGAGGCATATACAATAACAGATGAATTTAAGCCTGATACAGAAATCAATAAAGATAACTTATTAATACGAGATGAAGGAATAGGAACAGCAAAAAATAATTATGAGTCTCAAAGATAAAACAAATTGATATGAAGTTGAGAACTAATTTCTCTGCTTCTAAAAATATATAGAAATTATATTTTATGAAAGGCTTTTAAAAGAATAAAATGTGAGGAAAAAATGTTTTTAGAGGCATATGGATTAAATCCTTCCAAATCTGATACAAGTTTAGATATTTCTTATAAGCTTTTATTTTATCATATTAATGATGAATTAATAAAAGCAGCTAGTGATAATAATATTATTATTGCCACTAAATTGATCGAGAAGTATTGGGTGGAACTGAAAAATAATTTTGAATCATCAATTCAAGATAGACACCCATTAGTTAAAGGTTTGTTTTATTTATATCAAACTGGTAATGCTTTGAATAGGTACAACACATTAGATTTAAAAATATCTAAAATTAAGTTTCGTTCAAAGGTTCTGTTTCCTTATTTAATTTATATTCTCCAACAATATTTACCTAATGTTCGGCAATTTCTTCAATATATTGTTTGGTCATCTTATGAAGAAATGAAAAAGAAATCTGCCGGTGCAGTTAATTTTTATGTTAATTCATTATATCTTGATCAAGATGTTATTAAACATGATGTGTTATTAGAGTTTTTAGGTAATGCTTTAATTAAATTTACACCATTAAGTGTTGGAAATGTTAACGCATTTTATAAAAAGATATTCAGAAACATTTTTAATTGGTATTTTAAAAATAAACAAGAAAATCAACCAATTTGGTCAAATTTTTGGAATATTGAAAATGCATTAACATCAATTAACACTTCTGTGAGATTATCTATTTATCGAGATGTTTTATATGGTCTTGAAGTTGAGAAACTTTACAAACAATCACCAGTATTATCTCAACTAGGTTATAATTATAAGATTTTTAGAAATTTAATTATTAATAATGAAATTCAAGATATTTATATGTCACTTGATAAGTATAATTCAGCTGGAATTACAAATAATGAATACAAACTACTTAAGATTTATGATGATGATATTATGAATGAACAGATTATAGAAAAAATTCGTAAATTACCAACGATTTTTAAACTATTGAAATGTGTTCATATTGTTAATCCAAAAGGTAAACCACACAATGAAATGGTTATAAAGCCTGAGTTATTGAAATTTGCCGTTAGAGATGAATTAATACATCCTTTTAGAAATTTCTTTAATGAAAATTATTTATTACCTATTTTAGAAAAAGTTGCTGAAAATTTTGTAAATTCATTATTGATGGGTGATTATATTAATTTAATAACGTTGGCACCCATTAAAATTAATCAGATTAGTTTTGTAGAACAAGTACGTAAATTTGTTCGTATTTGTTTGGATGAAATGTCCAACGTTGGAGGCGAAACGGAAGATGTCAGGATCAGAGCAGTTCGATAAACAAGAAATATCATCTAAAATTGAAGATCAAAAATCACAATTAGAAACACAAATTACACAATTAGGTACTAGAATTTTAAATTTACAAAAATACATTATAACTCTTGAACATGCTAATAATGTTATTGAACAATTAGCTAATAACGAAAAAGATGGCGCAAAAATAAAATCATATTATGCTGCAGTAAAACAGAATATTGAATTATTAGCTAAAATTTTTGAAGTTATTAAAGAGTATGAAGGTGTTAAATTTAAATATTATAAAGAAATAGATGATATTATAATTAGTAAGTATAAAATGATTTCTATTGATATTAAAAAATTAGAAGAAAAACTTAACGGTTCAGATGATGTATTTGGATTTTTTGAAAGATTAACAGATGCATTAAAAAATTCAGGTGCTAAACGAGAACAAGTTACAAGTGAATTACAAAATGATCCAGATTATAAGTTGTAGGAGGAAACATGATTTCTATTATAAGACCGAATGCATTTTTAGGTGGAAGAGATTCTGATGATAGAACTAATAATTTTATTCCACTCGGTGGTAATATAATCAGAATAATCAAAATAAGATCAGTTCCAACAGAAACGGAAGAAGAGGTAAAAAATATGTCAGATTATGATGATGATAATATAGCAGATGACTATGATGATGAAAACATACAAGATCCAGATTTTTCTGAATTTCAAGATGAATTAGATCAAATTCCAGATGATGATGAAACACTTGATTCACTTCCAGATATTGATATTGATGAATTAGATGTTGAAGATTTTGAAAATAGAGATGAAGAAGAAGATTTTGAGGGAATGGAAGATGACTTATAAAGATGATCAAAAAATAGATTTAGATGAATTAATTACTGAATTTATGAATATGGTTAATGAAGATGGTACTGATTTAAGTACTGATCCTAATGTTAAAAGAGTAAAAGTAATTAAAGCAAGTGGTGGTTGTGCTTGTGGAAATTGTTTAGATGAAGAAGATGTTATGGAGGCGTAAATAAAATGAAGTTAACAAAATTTGATAATCAGATAAGTGAAAGGATTATTAAAAGTGTTATTTTTGAAAATTGGATGGAAATAACAAAACAAAAAATTAAAGATTGTTTAGAAGATATAATTCATGGGTGGTATCAATTTAATTTTAATATTAGTCTAATATCAAATAGTATTATAATTAATTTTACTTATTGTCCTAGTGAATTTAAAATGAAAACACTTTGTATTAAAGTTGGAGGCTAAAAAATAAACAATGGCAAGAAAAAAAGAAGATACAAATAAAAGTGCAAACAATAGTAGTTATGATTCTTCAAATTTTGAAAGTGCATCAACTAGTCAAGCTGAACTTTTGGGAACAGCATTTGAATCTATTATTACAACTAAATATGGATTTGCTAGAGCACCAGAACCTTATCTTACTCCATTTGGAATTCAACATTTGGATGGTTTAATTGGTGGAGGAATAACTTCTTCAGCACCAGTTATGTTAACATCAACTCCAGAAACAGGTAAAAGTACATTAGCTTTTCAGCTTTCAAAGATATTTCAAACATTATATCCAAATTCGATGGTTGTTTATTTGGATATTGAAACAGCAGCAAATAAATCTAATAAAAATAATGCAATGTCTCGAGTTAATATATTTGAGATTGATGAAAAGAGATTCAGGTATGAACCTTTGGTTATTGATATAAACCAGTTGTTTGAGTTGATCGAACAGTTGTGTCAAGTAAAACAAATGTTTGAACAAAAGTCACAGAAAGAGTTTAAAGTATTTATTATTTGGGATAGTATAGCGGCAACACCTTCTTCTAAAGTTGCTGACGCTGAAGATCCAAATAAAATAATTGGGGTTAGCTCTAGGCTTTGGCTCCAATAAAATCTTGTGAATTGCTGGAACACCCTTAAAACTTTTCTACTACAAAGTAATCTGAAAAGATAAACTTGAATGTTTAAAAAAGAAAAGATTGGGCAATCAGCAGCCGAGCTCCTAAAGAATCTGCTAAATTTTATGGAGAAGGTTCAACGACTAGTCGAAAGACGTAGAGTTTAAGTAAACTCGAAGCGCAAGACATTCAGAAATGAATGAAGATATAGTCTGATCTATATGGAAACATATAGCTGAATAAAATTCAGAAGAAGAATTAACGATTCTTCTTAAACACAAATGAAAAGCTCGCCAGTTAACATTTGCATTAGAAAAATATTTGCCAATGATGGCTTTTAACAGAATCACATTTCTTGCTATTGATCAAGTTCGTGCAAATCTTCAGATTGATCCTTACGCTCAAAAAGAAAAGTCAGTCGGGATCTTTAAAGATTATCGCGCCGCTACATCAATATCAGCTCTCAATCATAGAGTTGCTCAATGGTTATTTTTATCCAGAAAAGCAGCTATAACACCAGATGATGGTTTGGGTATTAATGGTTGGCAGATGAATCTATATGTAGAGAAGAATAAAATTGCACCATCTCAAGAATCAATTACATGTGTTTTTGATAAAAGAAATGGTCTTCATAAATTTTGGAGTGAGTATATTTTCCTTAGTGAAATGATGCCATCTGAAAAGAAATATTATAAAACTGAAGAAAAAATACCTTATCCATTATCAATTATAAAATCTGGACCTCAGGTTCATCTTGAGTTTATAGATCCAACAACTGGAAATGTTACTTATTCATCAGATAATATGTATAAGAAAAATATGAACAAAGCATATGATTCAGATGCTCAATTTAAAGCTGCTTTTGATTATGTTGTTAGTATGGCTGTTGAACTTAGAATTAAACAAGGTCTTTTTAGAGAGAATGAATCAAAAGTTAATTTAAGTTCTGAAGAGATTGAAGAATTTGAAACTGAAAGTCTTGTTGATGAAGATATAAATACACCTAAAATATCTGCCGCTGAACAAATTGTAGCAGAAATACCTTCAACTAATATTGAAACCGAAGCAACATATGAATCAATATTTTAATATTGTTGTGTAGAGGAGTTATTATGGATGTTAGATTTTTGAAAGAAATTAGTGAAGCATATATTATGGACACAGAACTTGATGCTTTTCCAGAACAAATATTTAATGAATTATATGGAATCACCAAATATATTCAAGCGAATGATCTGGAATTATATAATGAACTTTATGAATCAAGCAGAATCACTCAACAAAGAATTTTAAAAACATATCTTGATTGTGTTTTTGAATTAGATGTTCCTGAAAAAGTTGATGAAGAATTGTTAACTGAAGATCCTGGAGTTGGAGCTGTTATTGGTATATTGGGTTCAATTGTAATTGGATTATATCGTAAAGGAATAACAAAAAGCTTAATGAAAGCTGCATCTGAACTTGGAAAATTTTCTGAGTATATTGGAAAATTTCTAACTAAGAAAGGTAAATATTTTCAGCTTAGATATTCTATTATTCAGGAAAATTATAAAAAATGTTATGTTAAATGTGGAATTGAAAAACCTTCTGATATTAGTGCGCTTTCATATGGTTCTATTTCTTCATCGGCAAATTTCGCATCTAAAAAGTCAGCAGAGCAAGCAAAGTGTCTTAGAGAATGTTATCTTGAAAATTTAATAGAAACAATTTGTTTGCATATGGAAGGATATTTCGCTTGTTTAAAAAGAACTGGAAATTTTGCCGCTATACAAAATTCTGATTCTGATGATCTTATGAAACTTATATCTTCAACTAATATTGGAGCTGCATGTGCAGATTATTATGATTTAGCTCAATCATCTCTTGGAAATTTTTACAAAGTTCTTGAATTAGTTTATAATGAGATGGAAGAAGGAGATAAAAAATTAGAATGGATCAACAAACTCAGAGGAAGATTATATCAAACAAGACAACAAGTACAAAAATATGATAATAATCAGTTACAAAAATATGATTCTAATAGCGGACAAAGACCAGATTTCAAAAACAATCAAAGACCTGATTTTAAAAAGTTTCAAAGGTCTTAAAAGAAATTTATTCCCATTAGGAGGGGTGTTTAAAATATCCTAGATTCAATCAGAGGAGAAAATATGATTAGAGCTACAATGTCTAAACGTAGTAAAGCTGGAAAAATGAATGCACTTGGTGGTGCTTTTGCAATGAGAATTGCGAGAGAAAAAGGCGATCCTCTTTATGTTAAAATGAAGAAACTTAAATTTTTATACAAAGCTGCGAAACTAACACTTCTTAAAAGATATGGTTCAAAGGGTAAAATGGCTGCTCGTTTGGCTGCTATGGGCAAAGTTCAGAGTTTTGCTCCTCATGTTTCTGGTCAACCTGTTCACAAAAAATAAAAATTTTAAATATTTGGGAAGGTGTCAAAAGCCTTCCCAAATATTATATTTGCAATTTATATATAGAAATTATATCTTATATAAACTATATTAAATGGAGGCGTTGTTTGAGTGACTTAATTAATTTAATGGAAATGATCGAAACACCACAGGATATTATTGAAGATATTATTGAAAGAGAGAAAAGTTCTGAAATTGTAGACTGTCCTTCATATGAAATTGTAACACCAAATATTCCACAATCTTATTCTTTATTCGATATTGATAAATTTACAAAAGAATTGTATGATAAATCTGCCGCTAAAAATCAAGCTTATCGTGAAATAGTTCAGAATATTAATGCATATGATTTAGCAAAAAATTGTATAAGAGATATTGTTTATAAATTATTAAATACACCAGTTGAATCTTTTGCCGATAAATGGTTACCTATTTTATTAAGATCAACTTTAGGAAATGCTATACATAATTTCATTCAAGATAATTCTAATCAATTTACTGAAAGAGAAGTTTCTATAAAAGTTCCATCTAAAAGAATGTCTGTTAGATTAGATAATCTTATCGGTCCAAATATTTTAGTAGAAATTAAAAGTTTACCTTATTTAGAATATGAAAAAATAATTAGAACTTGCAAACCAAGATTGGCAGATTTTTATCAAGGAGTAACTTATAAATATTTATTAGAGAATCATTTAGAAGAAGCAAAAAATTCTGGAGGAAAAGGAAAAACAAGAACTGATCCTCCGGCTTTAGATAAATATGATATTCAACAAATTCAGTTCATTTATGTTGCACATGATGTAACAGCAAATGATGTTGAATCTTTAGCTGAAATTTTAGAACGAATCAAACAATTAAAAAGACTTCTTAAGTCTAAGTCTAATACATTTTTCTTCATAACAACATTATCAATTGATGTAACAAATAATGTTGCAGATCCTTATATTAATCATATTAAAAATAAATTAGAAAGGATTAATTATTATTTAGATAATAATAAGATACCACCTGATGATGATAAATATATGGAAAAAGAATGTTTTTTCTGTCTATACAAAAAGTTATGTGGAAAATAATAATTTAGAGAAGAGTTAAATCTCTTCTCTAAATTATTATTTGGAGATAAAATGGAAACGAAGGATGAACTATTAAATAAATATAAACATGATCCTTATTTGTTTATGAAAGATTTTATTATGAAACCAGGTCAAATATTTGATAAAAATCATGAAAAATTATTTATAAATTTACGCGAATTTTTAAAGAAAAGAATTAAAGCTAATGTGCCGATAGAAGATATCATTCATAAGGAGAGATATAATGATTAGTGTTAAACATTTATTTGAATCGTTAAATCAATCAAAGAAAATTGGAATTGTAGGATATTCTGCAATGAAGTTTGATGAAGATTTAGCTAAAAAATTAATTAATGAAGGACTAGATAATGTTGATGCTAAAGAAGGAGATGAACTAGTTTCTGGATTAACAGATTTAGGAATACCAGGATTGGCTTACAGAATTGGTAAAGAACGAAATATGAAACTTATAGGTATAGCTTGTGAAAAAGCACATGATGAAGATAGTGTTTGTTATCCTGTTGATAGAGAAATAATAGTTGGAAAAAATTGGGGAGATGAATCAAAAACTTTTTTAGATTATATAGATGTTTTAATTAAAGTTGGTGGTGGAAAACAATCTAAAGAAGAATATGAAAAGTTTGATGGTCCTAAGATTAATTTTGAATTAGAATCTAAGTGAGGAAATTATTATGAGAGATTTAGGTTTTCCACCTGATAAGTGTGATAAATGTGGTAATACTTCTTTTAATTTATCTTTTTCTGAATCTGAAGTTATTTTTATTTGTGGTAAATGTGGAAATGTTATAAGAGGAGAGAAATGAATTTTGAAAAATTTTTAGATTTTTATGATAAACATCCAGAATATGTTAATCATAATTTTTTTAAATTATCAAGAGAATCTGTTTTGAAATTATTAAAAAATAATTCTCAAGTTATTGTTTCTCTAGTAAATCCAGCAATATTTACAATTTCCTAATATTTATATAACTTATAAAAGATTAATATTTAAAGAAGAATTTAAAAATCATGATTTTATAAAAAATATAGATCAAATAATATATTCTTGCAATTTTAAAATAAATAGAGAAATAGATAATAAATTTGAGTGGAATTTTATAACTGAAGAATTTAAATATAATAATAAACAAATTCAATATGTTGGATTTGAAAGATATATTGAGGAGAGATAAATAATGGGATTTGTGCCATTTGGATTAGTTCCAAGAAAACATTTCATTTCAAATCAAAAAGGTTATGATTTTGTTTTAAATGAAATTAAATATGCTAAACAAAAAAGTTTAATAAGTAAAATTATTAATTTTTTAAGAAGGAAGAATAAATGAAATTATTTTTCGATACAGAGTTTACAGGATTACATAAGAATACAACTTTAATTTCTTTAGGAATAATTTCAGATAATAATAAAACATTTTATGCTGAATTTACAGATTTTGATGTGAGTCAATGTGATCATTGGATTTTTGATAATGTTGTGAAAAAATTAACTTTATGCGGTAAAACTGGAACATGTTATATTAATGATGAAAACAATATACAAATTTGTAATAAAACCTTTACAATTAAAAAAGAACTTGAAAGATGGTTAGAACAATTTGATCAAGTTGAGATGTGGTCTGATTGTCTATCATATGATTGGGTTTTATTTAATGATTTATTTGGAACAGCTTTTAATATACCTAAAAATATATATTATATTCCTTTTGATATTTGTACACTTTTTAAAATTAAGGGTGTTGATCCTGATATTAATCGTGAAGAATTTGCCGGTAGTCATTCTTTAGTTGATAAACATAATGCTTTACATGATGCTAAAATCATTAAATTGTGTTATGAAAAATTGATGGAATAGGGAGATATGATGTTATCATTAAGTTATCTTTTTGAAGAAGATGAAGATTTTGATAGAGAAGATATGATTGATCATTTTAACGAAAGAACACATAACCATATTTTTCTCGTAGAGAAATATTTAGATAAAATTATTAATTTAGAAGATTCAAATTTGGACAATTCTATTTTAGAAAAAGAAAAAGAAGGACATGATGAAAGTAAATTTTTAGCACCAGAACATGAACCATATTTAAAAATCAATTGGCGTTATCATATGAAAGATAGAGGAATAGATTATAATCCTGGAAAAAAGATTGAAGATCAAATGCAAGCGGCAACTTTTCATCATGTGAAGAATAATAAACATCATCCCGAATTTTGGGATGAAAAAAGTACTATAGAAAACGTTAATAATAAAGATCGTGATAAACCACCAGAACAAATTGTGGATGCAACAAAAATGCAGTTAGAGTATATTGCTTGTATGGTAGCTGATTGGTGTGCTATGTCTGAAGAACGAAATAGTGATCCTTATAAATGGGCAAAAGATAACATCAACGTTAGGTGGCAATTTACTCCAGAGCAAGAAAATTTTATTTATGATTTATTGGATGAAGTATGGAAAAAGAAATAACTTCATAGAGGGTACTTATGAATATAACAGGACAAAGTCAATACTCGAAAATTGTAGCGGGTCTGAGAGATCCAAAAACACATCTTGCAGGTCAAGATTTAAATTTAATTTTTGTTTATCCAATCTTATTACCTAACAAATTACCTGATCTGCGAAATGTAGAAACAATAATAAGAAATTTCATATCAACAACATTTTTAAAAGAGATATTCATACAAAACACAATTAGTATGATTTCTTTAGCAAATCAAATTCAACCTCTTTCAGATGAAAGTGGAATGAAAATTGATCCAAACACAACCATAGCACAAGTAATTCAAAATGTTCAAGCAACTGGATCTTCTGCTGGAATGGTAAGATCAGATACATCATCACCAAATTATAACGTGAGTTCAGGTTATCGTGATCAAATTCAAAGAAAGATTAATGAGAAGACAGCAGTAATTCAAAAAATAGTAAAAACAGATCCAGTAATGAGTAAGTTAAATCCTTATATTGAAATGATAACAATGGGAAATCTTATTGATGTTCCTGTTATTGTTGGTACAAAAACATTTCAAGTTGATACTTTATCATTGATTCATATTTTATTAGCTTCTATTGCAATGGATAAAAAATTAAATCATGTTGATAATTTAAATTTTATTTGTGATAAACTTAACGGTTTAAATGAAGAACAATATTGGCTCTTATTAAATAATCTTGCCGCTGCAGATAAATCATTCAATATGTGGCAATGGACTAAAGAACTTGGTGGTAAAATAGGTGATAAAATTCCTAATGTTTCACAATTTGTTGGAAAACAAACTGGAAAAATTGGATCTTTTTTATCTGGAATTAAATCATCAACTCAAAATTTTGCCGGTAACAAAAATGAATTTGTTGAAAATCCATCCTTTGATATTTTAAGAATTTTAAAAACCAAATTGGATGAAACAAAATTATTTTTTAGATTTGTTTTAGATAGAGATTTTTTAAAATCTCAAATTGGACTTAATCCATATGATGCAAATGGTGCTAAAACAAAATTAATTTCAGATCTTTTTCCTGATTTGCAAAGGGCAAGTTCATCAACAATTCCCGGATTTCAAGATGCATTATCAAGCACAGGATTATCTGCTTTAAGATCAAGTGTAACTTTGGTTGAACCTGAACCATTAATGTCTGATAATATTGATTTACTTGATTTGATAAGAAATGAAATAAATGAAAAATTAATAATTGGAATAGCACAATCAAATAAAGATTTATATGAAAAAATAGCAGAAGGATTAAATAAAACTAATTTTGATACGACTAAAGGTGATGTTAATATTATTAAAAATTTAAGTTCATTTGATACCGGTGATGAAATTCAAAAAGTTGGTTCAAAACTTCAAAATGAACTACCAGTAAATTTTTCAGATAGTCAGTATGAACAATTTTTACAAACATTAGATCAAGCTGGTCAATTATCAGTATTAAAAAGTAAGCAGATTGAGAATATAATAACTGGATTTGGTGATGTTAGACAAGATATTATGAAAATTTTAAATGAAATTAGATCTATGATAAGAAATCAAATTAAAGTTATATTTGATAATTGTACTCGTCAATATATTTCTTCAGGTACAGTTGGAATGTCTCATTTACCAAGGGTAACAGTTAGAACAAATGATAAACGAACAATGGCAGATGTTATTCAAGGTATTATACCAACATTAATCACTTATCTTACAGAATATTTTTATTTTTTATTTTTATCATCAGTTAAATTATCAATTAAAAAATTTATGATGAAAGCTGAAATATCAATTGATACAGCTTCAAATGATGTAACTGAATGGCCAAATTATACATTAGTTTTGCCGATAGAAATTGTTTCTGCACTACATGCTGCAATGGTTTCTAAAGGTTGGTATAATTTAACAACTAATACTAAAACAGGTATTAAATTAACTAGTGAAGAATTAGCAAAAGGTAATGTTATTCATGTGACAGATAATTATGTTAAAGGAATAGTTAAGTTTGTAAGTATGAAATTAGGTGTTCCAAATTTTATAGTTATTGATTCTAAGAAAGGAGATGTTTATTATAAATTAATGAACCAATCTGGAATTAATAAAACTAAATTATCTACATTAGAAACATTTGTAACTGAGTCTTTAAATAAACCAGTAATTAACTATTATTAAGTTAGGAGGAGTTATTATGTATAATTTTTTAACAGATCAAGATCATTTCAAAGTAATGAATGAATCAGCAGAAGCACTTAGAAAAATGAAAAATGAAAAAGTCATAAAGAGAGATCCATTGGTAGTTTTATCGGAGCATCTTCAAGGTATAAATATTAATACTGAACTTTTTGAATCTTTTGATATAACTGTTTGGGAAGGAAAAGTTAAAGTTGATGTATTATATTTTGAACAATTACTTCAGAAATTAAATGAAGATCAGATTGAATTAGTTGAAAATGCACTTGGTGTATATTTTAAAGATATAAGAATGATATATGAATTCATTAATCTTAAACCAGAAGTGTATGGAAAAAATATTGATATTAAGATTTTAGAAGATTCAAATGAAATGTGTCAACAGAAATTATCAAGTGTTATTTATGAATATTTTGATATTTATTTTTATGGATTATCTCCTGATAAAAGAGTTGATAAATATATTGAAACTTCTCGAGAATTATCCAGATCTTTAATTAATGAAGGAATAGAGCCAGATGAGGCTATTGAATTTAGTATAAAAACAACTATAATGGAAAATTTACTTACAAAGATTGCTTTTCCGTTTGCAACATGGTCCAGAATAAATTATCTAATAGAATCTGAAGATTATGGCAAAGTATTCGATCAGAAAACATTGATTGAATTGGTCGAATCATTTTAGAAAAAGGTAGGTTCAATATCGAAGATAGCCGCGGCTGTAATATAAATAAAGAAAACACAAGAGGGGTGTATCGTGTCTAAAGTTATCGAAATGTACAATAAATTAGATCAAACTTTAAGTTCAAATGTGACTCTTGTTAATAATTTAAATACAGAATTGAGTAGATTAGTTTCACAAGCGTATTCACAAGCAATGGATTCTGATGAAGGATTTTGTTTTAAATTTACTCTTCCAATTACAGCAGTAATGAATTTATTTTCACTTGTAAAACTTGATGTTGAAGAAGTGGGAAAAGCTTTTCAGAATGATTGGGATTATCCATCAAATGCAAATATGTATGCTGATCCATATTATCATATATTAATATTATTAATATATTATGGTCTTCGTAAAAAGAAAGATATTTTAGTTAATCATGCTTTGTTTATTATAATGATGAAGACATGGAATGGAAGGAAAGCTAAATATTTAAAGTATTGTGATAAGAGAGTTATGAATTATGTTGTAACACATATGGTTAATAATAAACATTTAGTTTCAAAATATGATTCACCATTAACTTTAATAAAAGAATATTTTGTTCCTAGTTTATTATCAAAATATGGTAGTGAAATTTTAAAAGATCCTTATAGATTAAGACAACTATTTATGCAGATATGGGTTAGAATAGATCAATTATTTGCTTTTAATATGAGAGTAAATCCATTAACACAAGCTAACGAAGCACAGGGTGGATTATTACCATTATATATGAAAGCAAAGAAAGAAAATTTAACTTTAACCACTCCAACAATTTCAACAGGTGAAGAAGAAGAACCAGAATTTGATCAATATTCAACAATACACAATAGAGATGAAATAACATCAGGTACAACAGATTTTATTATTATGAATGTTCAAACACAGTATCCTACAAATTTCATATCAACTGTTAATGATTATACAAAAGTATCATCACATATAATTGAAGAAATGTTAAAATCATTACACAATCATAAATATTATGATATTATTCATAATATAATCTCTATTATTTTAACAAGAACAAATGTTGTTGATAAGAGCGATATTTGTGGTTCTAATTTTTTATTGAATGTAAAAAAGAATATAATTTCATCTAAGAATAATACTGATGTTCAAAATATTCAGAAGTTATTAGATGCTCTTTGTATTCAGATATTTATGGCACCAAATTTGAATTTAGATTTTAATAAGTATAGTAATGTTCAAAGAATTCAAATTAGAAATGTTTTGATTTACGGATTGATTTATAATTTGAAGAAATTAAATTGTCAGGGATAAAATTAATATCGGCAGAATCTTTAACTAGATCTTGCCGATATTTTTAAAATGAGGTAATACATGGAAACATTAATAGAATATATAAACCAAGCTTTCTTTACAGAAGACTCTGGTGTTATGAATTATTTTTACCAACAACAATATCAAGATTATGCACCAGATATAAATGGATATTTACTTTGTTTTATGGTTCCACCAGATCTTAGCGCATATGCACAAAAATACTCAGATGGAATATATGGTCAAAATGATCCCAATTCATATATGGGAGAAGTAGCTAATATGATGTCTTTTTTAGCTGTTGATTTTACTTCTCCTCAAAGTCAAGTTAATACTGAACAGATATCTTCTAGAACTGGAGCTATACCTTATGCAACAGAAGTCACAGAATCTGAAAATTGTTCTATCACATATATTGACACAAAAGATTTAGATATATATCATTTTCATCATTTATGGATAGAATATATTCGTGAAGTTTTAGAAGGAGTAATAGAACCAAAACCACAATATTTTATGAGAGAACAAGCTAATGATTTTGCTCCATCATCTGGGTTATCATATGGTGGTATTGATTATGCAGCTTCTCTTTATATTGTGAAATATAGACCAGATATGAAAACAATAACATATGTTGCAAAATGTATGGGAATTTTTCCACAAGGTTTACCTAATAAAGAATTAATAGGAACTAGAACATCAAATGAATTAACAACTTTACCATTTACTTATTTTTGCACAGCATTTAGAGAAGCAACAAGTCTTGATTCTGGAAATGCTAAATGGATACTTGGTGAATTAGAAAGTTTTATTTTTAAGAAATTTACAGGATCTTCTAGATCTATAATTGGATTATTAAGTGGATTAGGAATGAGATCATTACTTGAAACTAATACAGGTGCAAGATTACTTAAATCTGTTGGACAAATAGGTGATGATGTTGTAAAATATGCAGATTCAGCTTCAACAATTTATAAATCTGCTACAAAATTTGGACAAATTTTTGGAGTGGGTCAATCAGCAGGAAGCTCAAAAGGTGGTATTGCTAGTGTAATAAATAGTTTTCCAAGTCCATTTAGTTCTTCAAAAGATTCAGGTAGTAATTATGAAGCTCCTCCAGTTAGTGAATATAATGATATAACTCCTGAACAACAATATGAATATGATGTAGAAGAAAATAATTAAAATAAAAGAGGCATAATATGGCAGATTTACCAACTCTTAGTAATTCGTCACCAGAAGATTTTATTAATTATTATTTTAATAATTTAAAATCAGATTTAGGAGTTTTTAATGTTGAAATAGCAAAAGTTGGTCTTATTGGTTTTTTAATGAATGTTCTAGGAAATACACATTTTGATCAAAAAATGTACTATGATGGTTTATTTAAGGAAGCATTCATAGCAACAGCACAAAATGAAGAAACACAAAATCTTCATGCATCAATATATGGATATCTTCCTGGATTTGCAAATCCAGCAACAGCAAATGGAGTTATTGAATTTGATTTTAATACTTGCATATCAACAAAACAATCAGATGTTGTTAAAAGAGAAGTATTTCTTGGTTATAGAGTAGTTGATGGAGTGGTATCAAAAATAAGTAGTTCATTCGATTCAGTAAATTATAAATTTACAATTGATGCTATTTATAAATTTGTTGAAGATAGAGGAAATAATCCATTAAATTCACCTTCATATTTTACAGAGGTGTTAACAGCAGATGGAACAAAATTAATAATTCCTTCAGCTTCAGCTTCAATATCTGTTCCTCTTTATTCTACAACACAATATAATTTTGTTGAATACTTTTTTCAAATTCCTAAATATAGTTTAGGATCATATCAAACATATTATTTTACAATCAATAGTGGTTATTATTTATCTGATGTTAAAGTTTATATTACTCCACCAGGTGGAACAGAAGAACAATATGATATTCAATATGTTAAATATCTTGCCGGTGGAAATGATAAAGTTGTATTTCTTAAAAAATTATCAGCAACAAATTATATGATTGAATTTGGCTCAGGTATTCGTGGAGTTTGGGCTTCTCAATATACTGCACGAATTGTAGTTGAATATTGTGAAGGAACAGCTGGAAATTTAATAGATTCAACTTCAACAAAAATACCTGTTATCGGCGAAACAATATTACATGATTATACATATAATTCTATTACTGGAGGTTTAGTTCCAACAGCAACTTCACCATCTCTTTTAAATAATATTGTTGTTGATTTTTTAAATTCTAGCGGTGGAACAAATACTTTAACAGGTGAAAATTTAAGAAAAGAAATTGTTAATTTCATACAAACAAGAAATAATTTAATTAGTGAAGTTGATTATTATAATCTTGCCGTTCAAAATGGTTTTTCAAGAGATTTTAAATTTCTATTTAAAAAAGTAAATGTATTTGATAATATATTTTATCTTTACAGAGCTTTTAGAGATAAAAATCAAGATGTTAGTTACACGACAAATCATTTAATTCCAGTTGTAAATACTAATTTAAGTCCAACTAGTTTAGCGGCAGTTTCTGCTGTTGATGCTTCTGGAACATTAATTCCAGGTAATACATATGCATATCGAGTTGATGCATATGATTTATGGGGTAGATGTATTCCTTGTACACAAGTCAGTCTTGTTTTAGCTGCTTTTAATAATAGTGTTTATCTTACTTGGGATGCTATGGATAATGCTGTTGGATATAGAGTGTATGGAAGAACTTCTGTTTCTCAATCAATGTATTGGAATACAACAGATTTATTTTTTACTGATGTTGGAAGTGCAGGAACTACAGGAACTGTTCCAGCAACTTCAACTCTTGCCGATACAAACTACAATCCAATATTTTATTTAGATAATGCTATTAGTTGTGTACCAAATGCAACAGATGATCTTTTTGCATGTACAAATAATGGTTTATCTGATGATAATGTTGTTACATTTTCTGGTACTGGAGGCGGAGTAACTGTTGGAGTTTATTATTATATTGTTAATTCAACAGATGATACATTTCAAATTTCTCTTACTGAAGGTGGATCTATAATAGATCTTGTAAACACAACAACAAATGGATTTTATAGACCATTTATCAGTCCTTTCTTTTATAAAGGAAATAATAGAATGGGATATTTTGATGGTTATATTTTAGATCAATCTTTATTAGTTCAGTTCAGTGAGTTTATTCCAAGTGCATCTGTAATTGGTACTGGTTTAGATAATCCAGCGATATATCTTAATTTAAATTATAATATATCAACAAAACAAACAACTATAAAAGTTAAATCATATCAAAATATTTCAACATATTCATTTAAAATTACAATTTTTGGTTACACGTCGATTTCAGATGTTAGTATGGTTTGGACTGTAGGAACAAGTTCATTTGATTATGTTTATATTAATTCATCAACATTTGGTATTTTAGAAAATGAAATGCAAATTGAAGTAGTTGCGTATCAAACTATTAGTGGAGTTACCACAGAAAGATTTAGAAGCAGAACTTCTAAGTTTTATCAATTAACAAATATTAGTGATCAATTAAGATTGTTTAGATATATTAATGGAACTGATATGTATATTATAAACGTTCCAGTAATTTATTATGGTACTTATATTGAAGATTCAGATTATTATTTAGATAAATTATATCAGTTTATGATTAGTAATAATTTTCAAAAGACTAGAATGATAACTGATATAGTTCAAGGTAGATTTTTAAACACATATATATTTGCATCTCCTGCTATTGAAGCTAATTTAGTTCAAAGAGGAGAAGTTTTTACAGACTATAATTGGTTAGATGATGTTATGATAACCAGAGATAGACCGTATACAACACTTACAATAGGAGATAGATATAAAGTAAGCGATTCTCCTTATGGAAGTGGAGCTTTTAATGGTCATGCTAAAGAAATAGCAGAATACACTTCAACAGGTTGGTCTTTTTATAGTCCAAGTGTTAATGATGGAGTTTATGATTCTGATGCTAAAGTATCTACTATTTGGGGTGGTTCGAGTTGGGGTAGTATTCCATCAATAAGACTTCCTCTAAAAATGACAGTTGATATTAAATTAAATAAAGATTTTATTGATAGAAATCCTATGAATTTAGGACAAGCGAAAGATCAGTTGAATTTAATGTTAGCACAACATTTACAAAGGTGGAGAACTGGAGTTGATGTTAAATTTTACAACAGTCAAATAGTTGATATAATACATGATACAGGTCCTTGGATTAAATCTGTTATAGTTTCTGTTACAGATTCATCTCAAGTTCCGAATAATTTAAATAGTGGAATTGAAATGGTTTCAGTTGATACAACAGTTCTTAGTGATTTACCAGATAAATTTGAGATTTTAAAATATGTTCCAGCAATGTTATTTTGGGATATAAATGATATTGTTATAAATTTAAGTTTGTAAATTGTTTTATATCGGCAAGATCTGAAATATGATCTTGCCGATAAAATTTGGAGGCGAAAAGAAAATTTATGATACGGGCACCATTTGTTTTAACTAAATATGATGAAGAGTCACTGAATCTTCTTCAAGAAAGTAATGGGATAAGTATTGATGAAATTAAACAAAACGAATGGTTTAAATGTCGAGAAAATCCTTTTTATTTTATTTTGAACTATGTTTATCTACCAGAAGTTGGTGGAAAATTAAAATACACAAAAGAGTACTTACACCCAAAATTTAGAAGAATAATCAAATCAATATATAAAAATCATATGGCAATGTTGATGGCAAGTCGGCAGCTTGGGAAGAGCTCTATCGCTGCATGTCTTTTAGCATGGGCTTTAATCTTTTTTCCAAACAACAGAGTTGTCATTTTAAACTATCGAAAAATTGCCGCTCAAGAAAACTTAAAGAAAATAAAGTTTATAATACAAAATTTACCAACATGGATGAAAATTCCTTATAGATCGAAAAGTGAAATTAAGGAATATGCTGAACTTCAAAACGGTTCAAGAATAGATACATTTTATCCTTCTTCAACAAGTTCACCATCAACATTAGCTAGATCGCTTACAGTTCCGATTAACTTATAAAGTCGCTTTCATCAGTAATGATGATCGAATAATCCGGTGAATTCAGGGAAACTCCTAGTAATAGGACAATCCTGAGCCAAGCTTTAAATCTTGCCGCTAACAAGATTTACTGAAGGTGCAACGACTATCCCGAAAGGGAGTACATTCAAGCGAGTGGAAGCGCCGGACAACCTTAAAAATGAAAAATAAAAAAGGAAATAAATATGGAAGAAAATGAATATAATAAAATGAATTATTCTCAAGATATTTTAAAAAGATTTTGGAGTAAGATAGAAATTCCAGTTGATTGGGAAACAAATGATCAATGTTGGAAATGGAAAGCTAGTACATGGAAAGGATATGGACAATTTTTATTATATGAAAATAAAAAAGTAAGAGCTCATAGATTTATATATGAATATTATTATGGTCCAATTTTAGATGATTTAATTATAAGACATAAATGTGATAATCCAAGTTGTTGTAATCCTAATCATTTAATAACTGGTACTCAAATAGATAATGTAAATGATATGATTGAAAGAAAAAGACAAAATAATGTTAAAGGTTCTGAAAATGGTAATTCAGTTTTAACAGAAGAACAAGTTATTGAAATTTTAGAAAATATTAAAAATGGGTTATATTCAACTCAATTACAAATATCTGATGATTATTTTATTAGTAAATCTGTTATTAATAAAATTTTAAACGGATATTTGTGGAAATCTATTACAGATAAATATAATCTTGATGAATTAAGAAAGATATTTACACATCCAAATTCACAATTAACAAAAGAAGAAGTTTTAGAAATTAGAAAATTATTTTTGGATGGAAAAAATAATATTGAAATTGGTAAAGAATTTAATGTTTCACCTATCACAATTTCAAGAATAAGAACTGGAAAATTATATAAAAATTTTTAAGGTTGATGAGATAGTCTAATCTACATAGTAATATGTAGCAGTCTAACAAGACGGGTAGAGAGTAGCGATCTCTATTGAATACAAATGTTTATATGTTGATGAAGTAGCATTTATTAGTCATATGGAAGAAATTTATGGGAGCGCACAACAAACACTTTCAAGTGCAAGAGACCAAGCTATAAAGAATGATTATCCTTACTTTATTTTAATGACTTCAACTCCAAATGGTGTTGAAGGTGATGGAAAATTCTTTTATGATTTTTGGACTAATGCAGTTGAATCAGATGATATTTTTGAAGAAGATCCAGAAAATGGAATGGAAGATTGGAAACCAGATATATCAGGTCTTCTTAATCAAGCAGATAGAAATAGTTTTATAAGAGTTAAATATCATTGGTCTGAAAATCCAGATAAAACTATGGCTTGGTATGAACAACAAAAGAAAGAACTTAACTTTGATCTTAGAAAAATAAACCAAGAATTAGATATTCTTTTTGTTGGTGGAACAAATTGTATTTTTACTGATGAAGTTTTACAAAAATTAACTTATATACCCAGAACTAATTATATTGAACTTTCAAATCAAGTTCAATTTGATATGTATGGAGAAATTGATGAACAAGATTATCTTTTAGTTGGAGTTGATACAGCAAGTTCAATTAAAGGAGCTTTTAATGCTATAGAATTGTTTTCTTATAGAGATTTTATCCAGTTAGGTGAAGCTAATATTCGTTTGGGTTCATTAACTAAATATGGTGAAACAGTTGATTCATTATTTAGAAATTTATATAAAACAACTAAGAGAATACTTCTTTGTATAGAAAATAACTCAATTGGTAAAGCTGTTATTGAACATTTAATTTATCATGTTAAAGATTTTAATTATATGCCTTTTATATATAAAGAAAAGAAATTGGATATGACAGATAAAGATGAATTTGGAATATCAACAACAGGTCAATCAAAAGAATTAATGGTTTCACTTTTTTATGATCATATTAATCAAAATCCAGGATGTTTAAAGTCACAGAATTTGATTGCTCAGTTAGGTACAATACAAAGATCAAATCGTGGTACTGTTAAAGGTTCTGGTTATAGTGATATGTTTATGTCTGGTAGTTTTTGTGCATATGTTAGGAATAAAACTTATCTAGATATTTTGCCGCTATTAGGACAATCAAATAAACAAGTACAAGATACATTTTTTAACTCAGTAAAAACAGCTGCTGAAATGATGAATGTTAAATTAATTATTAAAAATTCAATTCAACAAGAAACAGGATATTTATCTATTGAAGAAGATAGATATAGAGATGAAGAAGCAAGACATGAACATGATACAATAATGGATGAAGATTGGAGAGTGTTTATACCTATTTTAACACCATAGGAGAAATAGAATGCCTAATTATGCAAATCCTCATTTAGGATTAAATGATAATTTATTAAAGATGCAATTAAAGGCACAAGCTGCCGCTAGAGATTCAGAACAACAAAAAGGTGCTTATACGAGACAAGGATATAATGAAGGTGGAATGACTGCCGCTAATGAAATGATTTATCGGCAGTTTCAGAAAAATATTGGTAAAGTTCAGGGTAATAAAGCTTTTATGGCTGCTTCAATTGCTTTACCAATGGCAGTAGATTATTCAAAAGATATTAGTAAGTTGATTGGTAAAATAAGCGGAAAAGAATTATCAACAAATATTGCAGAAACGATGGGTAAAATGGGAGCAATGTTTTATCTTATGCCATCAGCAATGAGTAAAGTTCTTCAATCTAAAAGGGATTCTTTTGAAAAGAATTTTTCAAGAGAACTTGGTAAAGTTGGAACTGCTTATAAAGTTCTTAATCTTTTGAATCTTATGAGATATCCAATGAGAACTTTACCAGCAGGTTTAGCAATGTTAGCTGGATTTTCTGGTAAAGGTGTAGGAATAAGACCAGAACAGATTATGGCTGGATTAGGTTTAGCAACTGGAGCTTATAAAGGTGCAAAAGCTGCTGCTGGATATGGTATTGGAGCTGCTGGTGGACTAGTTAATAAAGTAACTGGTGGAGCAGCTGGAAGAACAGTTGATGCTGTTACTGGAACACAACTTGGTGGAGCTTCTGCTGGATTAATAAAGAAAGTTTTTGGAGGAGTAGATTCAAAAATTTTATCAATACTTGGTTCACCAATGGGTCTTTCTTTAGCTCTTGCCGGTGCAACAGTAGGATTATCGATATTGAAATCTATTAAACTGTCAAGATTATTACCATCTAGAAAATCTCCAATGAATTTAGAAAGACAATATTCTGATAGTTTAGCTTTCGATTCTGTTTTAAATAATTTAACTTCAAGACTTGCTTCTGGTACAATAAAAACAGATCAAGGTATATTAGAATCTAATTTAATAATTGCTCAAGCATCAATACTTACTGAAAGACATACAAGTCTATTGAGATTAATGGCAGTTGAAACAGAATATAAGAGTCAAGAACGTGAAAAACAAGGTCGTTCATATAGTATTGATGTACTTGGTCAAGATCCAGCTGGAATGATTTCACAAGGATTAAATGCAATAACAGGACGTTTACATCATACGATTGCAAAATATGATCCGATAACACAAATGTTAAACTTCATATTTTCCGGTGGTAAATTAAGACCAATGGGAGAATTAGGAAGACTCGAAAAAACATATGGTATTGGGATGTATGGAAAAATTGTAAAAGGTCATGCTAGTAATTTTGGTTTAAGTATGTCAGATGCTAGATTAACAACTATAAATTCAGATGAAGTATTACGTATGGGAATAAGTCATGAAGATAGAATGGAAAAATTAGGTCAATGGCAAGGAGATCTCTTAAAAGGAATATATACTGAAAATATAACTCTTCGTACTGGTTTTGGTTTTAAGAAAAATGTTTTTACTATACCACATGAAAATTTAATGAAATTTCTCAGAGGAATAAATCCTCTTAACTTACCAGGTATTCATGCTATAAGTAGTTTAGTTCAAGCCCCATTTAGAGCTGTTAATGCAGTTAGTAGAGGTATTACAAATACAATTGGTTTACATCGTGGACCTGGTGGAATTCTTGGTGCAGTAAAAAATATGTTAAGACCAGGTGGACCAGATCAATTAGCATTAGGCGGTCCTGGTGGTCCTGCTTTACCAGTTAGAATAATGGGTAAAGGTGGTCCATTTAAGAAATTTTCCCCTTTCATTGCTGGAGATCAAGGTCCAGAATTGATTTTTCCTAAAAATGATGGAAGAGTTGCTCCACATCGGGAAGTTAGAAATAATCTCGCAAAAGCTTTATTTTTAAGAAACAGAACTCTTTCTCAAGAACTTAATGAAGTTTCAGTTGGAAAAGAAAAAGCTGCAACAACTAAACATCAAGGTGATGTTAGTGAATTAGTAAAATACATGAAACAAGAGAGAACTGCAGGAGCTATTAAAGGTATTATTGGTGGAGCTGGTGGATTAGTTTATAGAGGTGCTGATAAAGCATTTTCTGCCGGTAAAGGTTTCTTATCATCTGGATTAGGTTTTATTGGTGATATTTTTAAAGGTTTATTAAATTTTGTTGTTCACAATCCTTTATTAACAATTGCAGGTGGTTTAATAACTTACATAGTTCCAACTTTAATTAAAAAATTAACAGATAAATTCAGTATCAATTGGGATGCTATTCAAGGTAAAATTGGCGACATGATGAAAGGAGCATTAGATCTATCAAATACTCCTATCGGCAAATATGCTTCTATTGGTTTTGCTATGGGTATTCCTTATGGTGTAACTCCAGGTATTATGGGAGCTATGGTTGGTGGTGGTCTTGGTGGATTTATTACATTAATGGCAAAAATTAAAGAGAAAGATCCTGATAACATCTGGAAGAAACTACTTGAAGGTGGAATGTTAGAGAAAGTTGAACAAGGTGGTTTTGCTTTAGGCGGTGCATTATTAGGATTAAAATTAGGTACAATGGTAGGTGGACCAATTGGTGGTATCGCTGGAAGTTTACTTGGTGGTGGATTAGCTTGGTATCTCTCACTTTTAAAACAAGATAAAGTAAAACCTGGGTGGGAAGGATTTAAAGAAGTTGCAACTGCTATTTGGGAAACTGCAAAAATTAATCTTGAAGCTAATCCAATAATTGGTAGACTTGCTGGAATAGGTTTTCTAGCTGGTGTTCCTTTTGGCTTACCAGGTATGATTGCTGGAAGTTTACTTGGTGGTGGTCTTGGAGTTTATTTATCATTTTTTAGAACACCTGAAGAAAAAGAGAAAGATGATATATGGAAAAAATTATCAAATCCAAATTCTGAATTAGTAAAAGAAATTGGTGGTATAGCTGGTGGAGTTGCTGGTTTTTCTATTGGAGCTAGTTTTGGTCCAATTGGGGCTATTTTAGGTACAACAATTGGTTATTATATTGGAAGTATGGGTCTTATTGGTCAAATGTTTGATAAAGAAAAAGGTGGAGTAAGTGGAGTTTTAGGAAGGGTTATTATACAACTTGGTAAAGATGCGTTTAAATTATCAGGTGAACATCCAGTTTATTCTGCTATGGGTGGTGCTTTAGCAGGATTAACTGTAACATTACCATTATTAACAGTTAATCCAATGATACCTATATATGGTGCACTTACAGGTATGCTTATTGGGGTATTATTCAGTTCAATAAGTGAAATGGTTAGTTTATTTGATAAAGATAAAGATTGGAAAGATGTAATTTGGACAGTTACTAAATCTATGGCAAGAGGTGTATTTGGTTTACCTGCAACAATAGCTACAAGTGGTTTAGAACGTTATTTTAAAAATCCACCTAACACTTCTACAACATCAGAAACACCAAAAAGAACTGGTACTTCAGGAGAGTTCAATACTGATCCAATAAAAGAATTATCAGGTAGAACACCTAATATAGTTGGACCAGGATCTGGTGGAAATTTAACAAAAGAAGAACAAGATGCAGTAATAAAAGATGCATCTTTAAAAACTGGAGTTCCAATACCAATATTACAAGGATTGATTACAACAGAAAGTGGTGGATTAAATAAACAAAATATAGCAGGAAGTCGTGCTTATGGTCCTATGCAAATAATGCCAGGAACATTTGCAGCTCTTAGAGGTCCAGCTGCAAGTTATGGTATTGATCTTACAGCAGATGGTTTAAAAGATCCAGTTCAAAATATATATGCTGGAGCTGTGTTTGCTGCTAGAAATATAGAAAGATTTAAAAAAATGGGTATAACAGATCCCACAGCTACTGATATGTATATTTCACATTGGTTAGGTCCAGGAGATACACCAAAATTTTATAACGCATATAAAGAAAATCCAAATCAATTAACATCTAAAATATTACCTAATATAATTGATAAAAATGAACCATATTTTTATTTTGATGAAAAAAATAAAACTGGCTCTAAATATGATGATAGAAATAAAAAATATCCTATGTCATTACAACAAACTATGAATAAAATTTCTAGTTTAAAAGGTATTAAAACTGCAACATTAAATACTAATAGTGGTATAGGAACTTCAGATGTTACACCTGTCACAGGTGGATCCGTTGGTGGTTCATTGATGAGTCAAAATTCCCCAAATAATTTAGTAGCAAAAGATGATATTGATCTTGAGAGAAAATTAGCTGTGTTAGGAGCATTATATGAAACTGATTATGCTAAAGCAAAAGATGAAATTGATAAAGTAAAATTAAAAGAAGAATATTTTACAAATGTTCAAAAATTAGTTAATTCTGTTCCTAAACAAACAACAAAATCTTTACCAGAAAAACTTGGAGGAGCACTTTCAGCTTTTGGAAAACTTTTCTCTGGAGAAATGTCTCTTGATCAAGTTAAAGAATCATTATCAAAAGCATTTGCTCTTACAGCTGAAGTTGCAAAAGAAACAAAAGAAGCTGTCGCTTCAACTGCAAGTAATGTAACTAATAATTCTTCAAGTAGTTCTAATGTGTCACCAACAACACAACTTGGTGATACTTCATTTGAGTCAATGTGTAAAGAATTATTCAGCACAGTCATAAAAGAATTTAAAAATTCTTCAATACTTTATGCAGGTTTATAAAACAAATTATCGGCAAGATCTTTAAATTAGATCTTGCCGATAATTATTAGTAGGAGGCGAAAAAAGATGTCAATTGAAAAAATTGTAAATAAAATTTTACCAACTGCAGTTGCAGCAGCAGCTTTAACTAAAACTGTTACTAATCTATCTGATATGAAATTTATTAATAATGAATTTTTACCCGGAATATCTGCGGTAACTGGTTTAAAATTAGGTCCTATTCCAAATTTAAGTGATTTAGCTAAAAATGCTATGGGTTCTGTATCAGATATGTTTGGTTCAGCTAAAGATGCAGTAGGAAATATGTTTGGATCATCCAAATCTGATATAATAAAAGAAGATGCAATACATACTTTAGATGAAAGTGTTGGTATGGCTGCTTCTCCAGAAAGTATATGTTGCAATACAATTCCAGTAGATGAAGCTGTAAAAACAACAGGTGATAGTTTTGGTGGTAATTTTGCTGCTGCGGCAACAAAATCAACATTTTTAGATTCAAATCTTTTACCAGAATTACCTGATAATTTAAAGACAATAGAACCTCAATCTTTTGGTGATCTTGGTAGTGATTATGATTCTGCTCCAGAAGGTTATAATCCTTCTTATGAAGGTGAATGGACAGAACCATCATTTGGTGAATTAGGTAGTGATTATGATTCTCCTTCTTGGGATGAAAATGCTTATGAAGCTCCTCCAGAAGGTTATAATCCTTCTTATGAAGGTGAATGGTATGAAGATGATTTTAGTATGTTAGGTAGTGATTATGAAGCTCCTCCTCCAGATTTTAGCGAACTTGGAAGTGATTATGAAACACCTCCTTGGGATGCAGATGCTTATGAAGCTAGTCCTAATTGTATAGGAAATAGTATAGATTCTGGTGAAGAATCAATAACAGACTTTGATTCTCCAAGTGGTGGCGGTTCAATGCCAACTGGTAGTAGTCTATATGTTATTGGTAAACCAGTAGGATTTAATGAATCTATAGATCCAGGTGGAAGACTTAGTAATTATATTAAATCAAAAATGAGTGTTATTGATCTTATTCCATGTGATTATAAATTAGATTTTACAAAAATGAAAGAACAAAGTATGGAAGGAGGTAATCCTGTTGGTGATGGACTTTACACAATAAAATATGATGAAAAAGTTAAAATATATCAAAGGCTCCAGAGACATTATGGATTAGATTCTGGAGATTCTGCAAAATCTGGAGTAAGATTATATACAACGGACGATACAACTTCAGTTGATAATTTTAGCATTCAATATAAACCAAATATATTTCAAGGTCCAATTGATAAACTTGGTGATGCTACAAGATCATTAGCTGATTTTATGAATTCTGTGGATAGTACTTGGCAAGCAACTGCTAATAAAAAAGTTTCAGAAGGTATTGATTGGTTAAAAACGAAAATGGGAAATAATAATGCTACTAATGCAGCAGGAGCTTTTTTAGAAACTGCAATAACTTCTATTGTGAAAGGTAATAGAGTTTCATTTCCTAAAATTTGGCAGAATACATCTTATAATAATACACTATCAACTGTTATTAAATTAGTATCTCCATATGGTCATCCTAAAGCTGTTTATGAGTTTATAATTAAACCATTAACATATTTAATTTTATTAGCTTCTCCACAAACAATAGATGGTTTTACATATGGTGGTTCGATACCATTAACAATAAAAGCATATGGTATGAATCATACAACTTTAGGAACAATTAGTAATATAACAGCTCGACGCGGTGGAAATGACACAAGTTTTAATGTTTATCGGCAACCTTTATCTATTGATGTTAGTATAACTTTTGAAACATTATTTGACGGTTTTGCCGCTTACTTACCAAATGGAAGCGGACAAGGAATAGATGAAATGTTTTCAGCTAAAGATGGTACATTAACAGGTCAATCTGGTCCTGGAAATGAATTATATCAAAAGACACCAAGAACACCTTTAATGACTGTTGGAAAAGTGCTTGAATCATTAAAACCAATAAAAATTGTTGAAGGTAATTTTGATACATATGGTTCTATGAATAGACCTTCAAGAATAAATGCTCCTGGTGCTGGTGGTTTAGGAGATCTTAATCGTTCTCTTGGAAATATTTCTTCTGGTGTATCAACAGCAACAAATACAGTTGGAGATTTTTTAGGAATGTCTAATCTTTCAGAATTTACAACTGCAAAAAAATCAATCACAGGTGTTATAAATTCAGTAACAGGTTGGGTTGGAGAGAGAACAAAAGATGTATCTGTAGGAGATGCAGCAAAAGAAAAAATATTTGGAAATATGGGAATTAACTTAAAAATGTGAGGATAAAAAGATGAGTGTTTTTGCTAATAATTTTTCAAGTTATTTAAATTATACAGCTAATTATACAAATAGATTGACCAATTTAGAATCTATTTTTAAAGAAGCATATGAAACAGTTAAAGATCCAAATTTTATTTCAGTTGATTTTTTAGATAAAATTGGTCAGTTTCCGAAATTTCCATATTTTATGAGTATCATGTCAAAAACAAATTATTTAAAAATACCAAATATTTATAATGTTTCATTAGATAGACCTGAAAGTTTACTTACAACTATGTTAGAATCAAATATAACTTATTTGAAATCAGATTATGATACAGTTCCTAATGAGATTGAAAATATTTTAAGACATGCAAATTTTCAATATACTTATCTAAGTACTGTTAATCAAATTTATGATGTGAATAAAACTTGTAAAACAACTAATACAGAAACATCTTATCGTAATTTTTTTACAAATCTTTATTCACAGAAATATTTTAGTGTTGGTTATCCAGTTTCAGCTGGTTTTGAAAGTAGTTGTTCAATGAACGAACAAGCTTTAATATCATTATTTTCAAATAATTTATCAGCTTCATGTTCATTAACAACTAATTTATTAAAATATATTTTATATTTTAATGCTTTACAACCAGGTGATTTTGGATATTTTCTTGGGATTGAAGCTCAACAAATTAAAAGTGCAAATTTTCAACAAGCTTTTGATTATTTTATTATAAATAATAAAGTTGATATGAGTGGAAATATTATAGATTTAATTTCTAAATCACTTTATAATTATAATAATTTATCTACTAGTTTAAAAAGTGAACTTACAGTTGTTGTTGAACCTCTCATATTAGGTTTATCACAATACTTTACAGATTATTTAAATTCATTTTCAAATTTTGAACCTAATTTTGATATCACTTCAAATTTTATTGATTCTCTATATTATCTTTGTTCTGTTGATTTAACGTCTTTGTGTTTTAAAGATGCTACAATTATGGAACAGGCAAATTCAAATATTTTGGCTATTGAAGAAGATGCAAAATTTACATTATATATGAATAAAATTGATTCCATGAATATTCAAGATTATCTCTTTCTTGTTTATCTTTATAAGTTCTGGCCGCTAAAATTTGTGAATGTTTTACAAATGGTTGTTAAAGAATATATTCAAAATATAATAAAAACAGTAGATATTGAAGATAATGCTTTTGATATTTCAGAATTTACAGAATTCATGGGAAGACTTTACGCCGATACATATACACCTTTTGATCCATTACATCCTTTTGTAAACTCTAAAATAAATTATACTGCTCTTGATACTTTTATTCAATCAATATTTACATTAACTCCAGATAATTATCTTTGGAGAATGGAAAACACAAAAGAAGTTTCTAAATTTGCTTGTGAATTATATTATATTCAATTGATAGATAATTTTATGGCAAGTGAATATTATATTGATTTTACAAAAGATTTATTGAAAACTATTTTTGAATATTTACGTGATAATGGACATGTTAGTTATTTATTTAATTGGTATAATAACCATGAAGTTGTTGATATCTTTATTAAAACATTTTTAAGATATCGAATTTTTAGTGAGGATAGTAAAGGACCAGGAACAAGATTATTTCATTCTATAACGGCAAATTTTAAAGCAATTTTTGATAGAGTTGTAACAAATACAACTGGCGAACCAGTATATGATATATCTATTACTTACAAAACACCACAACAATTAAATGATCAATTTAAAAATTTAGTTGAAGGTGCAACAATTAATAGAATGTATCAATTTAATGAAAATTTATATTTATCAAGTTTGACATGTGAAAGTTTTTATGCAATACTTGGAAAATTCTTTTCATAAAAATTCTATTTTTATATAGAAATAATTATTTTAAAGAGGTGTATATGATTTCAATTACAAATTTATTTGAAGAAATTTCAGCAGTAGATGATAGAATGAATTATGCTAGTGAAAGAATTGCTACATTACAAAGAGCTTTTAAAGCTGGAAGAATATCTGCAAAAATTTATCAACAACAATTAAAACAATTCCAACAAGTTAAACGTGGAGTTCCATCGAAAGAAATGCCTGAAAGTGAAATTAAAGCAGCAGGCACATATTTAAATACTCAACAATAGTAAAGAGGAGGCGTATGGATTTTGCATCAAACAGTACAAAAAAAGTTGTATCAAATTCTTTATTAAAAGCTTTCATATCAAGATATGTTGCAGAAGATTTTTTTACAAATATTGCAAGAATAATTCTTTATCCATCTGATTTTGGTAATTTTATTTCAGATAGAACAAATTCTGTAATTGATTATATGCAAGAATTTTTAAAGAGTTTATCAATTTTTTCTGGTAAATTACAACTGCAAAATACTAAAGTTGTTAGAAGTCAAATTGCTATTTTAAGTTCTTTATTAACAATTAGAGAAACAAGTCCAATTTTATTAACTTATGATAATGTGAATCAACATTTAATGCCAGGACAAGATTTAATTGTTACTAAACTTATTCAAAAATGTGTTGATGAAAGAATTACTGATCCTGATGAATTTAGAAAAATTACAGATGAAATTATCAGTACAATTTCTTCTTATTATGAAATGATGTCAGCTTCAGATAGTATTACTATGGTTGGGAATCTTTATGATTTGATTAATGAAGGTAATCTTGTGCCGATGGAAACATTAAAAAGTTATAAAGATGTTATTAATGTTGCATATAACGATTTATCTAAATTACAATCTTTAAGTAAAGCTGAAACAGCTGCAGATTATTTTGTTATTTCAGATGATAAGTCTTGTGATGCATTATCAAAAACATTAGTTAATTATGTGTCAAAAGGTTTTTCAGTATTTAAAACTGGTTTTGATTTATTTGATAAATATATTAATGGAATTGAAAGTTCCAGCGTACATTTGATAGGGGCTCCGAGCAACCACGCTAAGAGTTTGTTTACGATTAATCTCTCATATAGAATGATAAAAAATAATCTTGCCGATTTCGATAAACAAGATTGTATATTATTTGTAACATTAGAAGATTTAGTTAATAACTAACTTTGTCTCTTTTACTGGTGACAGTAATTGAAAAAATCCGGTGAATTCAGGGAACATCCTAGTAATAGGACAATCCTGAGCCAAGCTTTAAATCTTGCCGCTAACAAGATTTATTGAAGGTGCAACGACTATCCCGAAAGGGAGTACACTCAAGCGAGTGGAAGCGCCGGACATCTTGAGAAATTTAATATTATGGAGTTATTAAAATGTTTAATGAAATGAATTACCCAGAAAAATATATTATAAGATTTTGGGACAAAGTAAATGTTCCAAAAGATTGGGCTGAAAAAGATCAATGTTGGAAATGGAATGGACTTTTATTTATAAAAACTAATTATGGAAGTTTTTCTTTTAATGGTAAAAATCTTAAAGCTCACAGATTCTCATATGAAATTCATTATGGTCCAATTCCTGAAGGATTAGATGTTATGCACAAATGTGATAATCGAAAATGTGTAAATCCAAATCATTTAAAAGTTGGTTCCAGAAAAGAAAATATGGAAGATTGTGTTGAAAAAGGAAGATCAAAATTTGGTTCTAAAAATAATATGTCTAAGTTAACAGAAAATAATATTATAGATATTATTAATAAAAGTTTAAATGGAACATATACAAATAGAAATCAAGTTATTAATGATTATAAAATATCATTATCAGAACTTTCAAATATTCTTTGTGGAAAAAGATGGACACATATAACTTCTAATTTTACACAACAAGAAATTGAAAAAGTAAAATATTTATTAGGATGTAGGTTATCAATAGAAGATATTGCTGATATAAAAATGAGATTAGATAAAGGTGAATCACAAAGTTCAATAGCTAGAAGTTATAATATATCTCAACCGGTAATATCAAATATGATAAAATTTATAAAACTCAAGATGATGAGATAGTCTAATCTTATAGGTAACTATAAGCAGTCTAATAAGACGGGTAGGGAGTAGCGATCTCTATTGAATAAAAATGGATATTTACAAATTAATTCGTAGGTTCGCGTCAATATATGGAAATTATAAATTTGAATCTTTAAAAAGATTATTTTCAAAATCATATGAAATGACAAGAGCAACACAAATAATGGACATGTCAACTGAAGCAAGTTCAAGATTGTATAATAATTTAGACGGGATGTTTAAAAATGTTTTAAAAACAAGTATTGCTAAAGTAACACAAGGTAAAGTTAATATAGCAATTAAACATTGTTCAGAGAATTCGTTTTCTCCTGGTGATTTAGGAAGATTTATAGATCGTTTGAATATTGAAGGTTATAAGATTAAGATGGTCTTTGTAGATTACTTAGATGTTATGTCTGCGACAATTAACAGATTTGGTGGAGCAGGGAAAGAATATGATATACTCGGTCAGATCACACAAGAACTTCGTAACTTAGCTCGTATACATAAAGTACCAATAATAAGTCCTACACAGAATAGAAGAGAGTCAGAGAATGTAAGCACAAAACTAAGTAATGAACAAACTGGTGATTCATATAAAAAAATCAGATATTCGGATTTTATATATTCATGTAGATTAAGACCAGATTTAGATTTTCTATCTGAAGGAGTTAGACATCATGTGATTCCAACAAAAGTAAGTCCAGATGGAACAATTGCAGATTTTATTTCTCCAGAACTTATAAAACTTAAAGAAAGCTTATTTAGAGTATTAGTACCTTTTGAAGTTAAAATTACAAAGTCAAAAGATTCAGAAAAAGATTCAACAAAATTTTTCTTATTTTGTAAAGAAAATTTGAGAATGTATAATAATGTAGATGAATATATTAAAGATGCTCCTGTTCTTGTTGCTAATAGTGAAAAGTTAGAGAAAGATATTGCTATATTAACTGAATTAGCTATTACAAGTGTTTCAAGTGGAATTAATGAATTTTTTGATAATGATCAGAGTGATATTGAATTTGGTGATATTCCAAATGTTGTTTTTGGATAATGGAGATTAATATGAAAAAAGATCCAACAGAAGATTAATATTTTAATCGGCAAGATTTAGAAATAAGATCTTGCCGATATTTTAAACTAATAGGGGGAAACTGATAAAATGGATTTAGTGGATAATCCAACTAATTGTAATCAACTTGAAAGTAATTCTGCTCAAAATTTTAGAAATTTTTATTGTTGTGAATATGATAATTGCCTCGATAAAGCTATTGAAAATAATTGGAGAAGTTTTAGTTGTCAAGATTGTTGGAAATTTTCTTATAAAGAATCTATGAAAAAATTATATTTATTATCATCATTTTTATTATTAATTAAAAATAGATATGGATTAATAGTTTAATTTTTAAAAAGTTGAAACCCTTTTAACAAATACATGAAAATAGTCTACATATAATGAAAAATGTAATGGGGTAACTATATTAATAACCGGAAAAGTATTAACAAAATGTTGTGAATCAATAGTGATTCAACAAAAAATTAATTTAATGGAGGTTTTTACATGTTAAGAGAGTTTATACAGTTGGTAGACGAAGCAGTCGATGAGGGTTATGATCGCGGACTTAATCTTTTTATGGAAAGTCTTGAAGAGGATCTTACTAAGAATGAAGTCATTGCTGAAAGTGGTGGTTTTGACAAGGTAATTTCTGAGATGATGACTGCAGATGGTATCGAACTTCTGAATGAGGAAGAAATTAGTGAAGATCAGATCGATGCCCTTTTAAAAGAATTAGAGAAAGAGGAGAAATAATTGTATAATATTTTTGCAATATGCTTATCATTAATTGAAATAGGAGTTTTGTTATTAATTTTATTAAAATTTGATAAAGAAAGAATTCATGAAGATGAATTTGTAATTTCTAACACAGTTTTAAATAATGTTATGAATAATTATTATGAATCAATTCTTGTTTTTAAAATTGAAGAATTGAAGAAAAATTATGACTTAGATCCGAGTTCAAAAACGAATTCAATTAAGCCATTTACAGAAAATTATAATATAATGCTTAAAGATTGTTCTAAAGAAATTATAACTTCTTATTTATCAAAAAATTGTTTAAGTGTATTGTTGAAATATTATAGCGTTGAGAGTCTTGTTTTAATTATAATATCAAATTTGAAGAAAAGGTAATTTATGTCATTATTTGGCCAGTTTTTTAAAGATGATTCACTTGAAAATTTTGATGCTAGAATAGATTCACTTGTTAGTCAATTTCCTTCTACTGAAAAAGGAGAACCAGTTGATTTGTTATCTGGAGATTTTATTTCATCGTTTATGGAACATTCATCTAAAGATGAACTTGAAAAAGTACTTGCAGGAATATCTGTTTCTAGAGATAGACTTGAAAGATATGCTGTTTATGATGAAGCATATAAATATGTACCAATTCTGAAACGTATGATGAAAGTTTATGTTGCTAATATTTTACAAAAGAATCCAGTAACAGGTAAAAGCGTTCTCATTCAAGAGTCTGGAGATTTAACAAAAGAAAAGCGTCAGAATAAAGAAATTTTAGAATCGGCGAAAGATTTTGCCGATAAATGTATTAAATCATTCGATTTATTAGCTAGATTAAAAAACAAAATTTTACCAAATGAACTAACCTATGGTGACTGTTATCTTGAAGTTGTTGATGTGAATCAAGAAATTAAAAAATCTGATCCGGAAGGTGCTGCAGCAGTTCAAATGACTACGTTGTTTGAAGGTGATTTAATAAATATGACTGCTGAAGTTGATCAAATGAAAAATCGAGCAAATGGTCATTTGCCGATAGGACAAATTGATCAATTATTATATAAGACCGCTGAATATTTGGCTGATATTGAAGTTGCTTCTATTACAGAGTATGATCCTAATGAAAAGGATGATGAAGATAAAAAGAAACAAAGTAATGGATCAACAAATTATGCTGATAATTCATCAACAAAAACTAGTGATAAAGAAAACAAAAAAGAAGTTCAAGATTTTAATGATATTGTTATTAAAATTCATAAACCTCACAATATTATAGTTTTACAAACAAACTATGGATCAACTATAGGATATCTTGAAGTTGCAAAAGATGAATTTCCTCAAGTATTTAATTTAACTCAATCTCTTTCAACTTTAGTAGGACGTATAACATCACTAGTAGGAAAAGATCAATTAAGTCAAGATAATGTAACTGATAGGATTGTTCGATTTATTGTAAAACAAGCATTAGATAAAGCTGATAAGTCTAAAGCTTTTGATATGAGTCAGCAGAATGTACAGAATATTAATGACATTCTGAAAAATTTAGACCCACAAGTTTACACTTACATTAAAAGATTAATTATCGAACAAGGATTAAATCAGACACAGTCACAATATCTTAACAAGTTAAAGATCAGATTTATTTCTTCAAGCCGTATGATTTCATTTACAGTTCCATCGAATGAGTATGATCCGTATGGAATTTCGTTTATTGATAATTTAGTATTTCAGTGTAAGTTGTATATTCTTTCACAGTTGTCTAATGTGATTATGAAGTTGAGTAGAGCTGCGCCAGTAAGAAAATGGACGATAGATACGGGCAGCACTCAAATGCACGCTAACTTGATTCAGAAGTTGAAACGTGAGCTTTACAATACAAGAGTAACATTAGATGATTTAGGTAGTTTTAAGAGTATTCCCAAGCTGTTAAGTGACTTCAAGGATAAATTTTTGTCCCCTATATCAGTAATGATATTTGAAAAATTCGGTGAATTCGGTGGAACTCCTAGTAATAGGACAATACCGAGCCAAGCTTTAAATCTTGCTGCTAACAAGATTTATTGAAGGTGTAACGACTATCCCGAAAGGGAGTACGTCCAAGCGGACGGAAGTGCCGAATATCCTGTAATAGTAAAATAAAAAGTATGGAGGACAGCGCCGGCCAGCGTTGATAGATACCGATTTATCTATCTTACTCCTTTTAAACAATTAACCTAATCGGAGGATTACAAATGAATAAAGAAAAAATTGAAAAAGCAAAACAAATTATAAAAAATTTTAAAAATGAGGAAGAACATTCAAATTTTATTTTTAAAATGTGTATTGAATGGAAATTATCTATTGAAGAAATTTCAGAATGTTATAATAATTATACTCCAGATCTCATTAAACAATTTTTGATTGAAGTGTATAAAGTTGAGTTTAAAAAGTGTAAAAAATGTTGTGAAACTAGATCAATAACATCTTTTACAAAACAATTTAAAGATAGTAATATAACTCGATCTTATTGTAAAGTTTGTAATAATCTTGAAAAAGCAAAATATAGAAAAATTCCAGAAGTGAGACAAAAAATATTGAATATGCTAAAGAATATAATCAAATGTATAATATTAATAATAGAGAACAAATTAAACAAACACATCATGAATATTATGAAACAAATAAAGATATTATATCTCAAAAACAGAAAGAATATTATGAATTACATTCAGATGATGTTAAACAAAGATCAAAAGATTATTATTATGATAATCAAGAAAAATTTATACAACTTAGTATAGATTATAAAAAACAACATCCAGAATGTGCTGAATACAGTAAAGAATATAATAAAATACATCATGATGAATTATTAGAATATAAAAATGAATATAATAGAAATAAATATAAAACAAATTCAAAACATAGATTAAGAGTTTGTTTTGGTTCAAATTTATATAATTCAATTAAGAATTTAAAAAGTGGTAGAAAATGGGAAGAAATTGTTGGATATACTCTTGAACAACTTATGGAACATCTTGAGTCTAAATTTGATGATAAAATGACTTGGGATAATTATGGAAGTTATTGGCATGTTGATCATATTGTTGGAGTTGCAAATTTTAATTACACATCTTATGAAGATGAAGCTTTTAAAAAATGTTGGTCGTTAGAAAATTTACAACCTTTATATGGAGTTGATAATCTTAAAAAAGGTGACACAATTAGTGAAAAATGGAATAATACTGAGTTAGCAGCTCAATTACTTATGTAACATAAAATTACAGGATAATGATATAGTCTAGTCTGTATAGTAATATACAGTTGTCTTTAAAAAGACAGGTTAGAAGTTGCGATTCTAGCTGAATATAAACGATGTTCGTGCTCGCGAAGGGCGGAAATAAACCTATAGATGTTGAAGTGACTTCACATGGCGACCCCACAATCAGAGTCGCAGATCTTGAAGATTCAAGAAGGGAAATAATGAGCTTGTCCGGCATACCCCCAGCATATTTGGGCTACGCGGACGTGATCGAATTGCGCGAGCAACTAGTTCACACAAACATCTCTTTCGCTACAGAAATAATTGATATGCAAGAGATAATTACAGCTGGTCTTACAAAATTTGTAGATATTGTAGCAGAAATTTTAAATGTTAAATATAAACCATCGGAATACGTACAGATTAAATTAATTCCACCGATAGTTTTAATTCTTCAGTTGATTGAGATGACTCTGTCATCAATTGGTAATATTAATGGAATATTTCAAACGTTACAAACTCCAGTTGATCCTTATTTCTTCTTAAAACAATATGTACCATATATTGATTGGGATGCGTTTAGAACAGCAGCAGATCAATATGTTACTGATCAAAAAACAAAAGCTGAAATAGATGCTAATAAGAATCCTGGAAATTCGAATCCTGAACCTGGAGCTGAAGGAGGGTAGTAATGTTTTTAGTTGAAGTTTTATTTGAACAACAAACTCAAACACCATCCCAAGTTCCTCCAGTGCAAATTGTACAACATGTTAATCAGCCTGAAACTAAACAACCTGAACCTACTTCACAACAGGATCAAGATGTTCCTCAGGAACAACCTGAACAACAACTTTCAGGAGATGAACTGGATGCTGTTCAGGCACAAGAAATGGGAATTGCTCCAGATCTTATGCCGATAAAAAAATATTATTTAATCAACAGATTAAAAGAGTTAAAAACCCAATTGGGTGAGTACAGTATACAAAATGATGAACTTAATATTGTACTAAAATTTGCCGATAATTTATCTTATAGTTCATTATTAAGTATTGGAATGATACTTATTGATTTTATTGAACAACAATTAGCGAGGTTAACAGATGGCAAAAATAAAAGCTAAGAAATATAATTTTATATTTGAAACCACCTCGATTAATTCACGTGATGATATTAAAGTTTTAGAAGAAACAAAATTGCCTAATGGTAATGGAAAAATTGCAGCCTCAGTTAGACTTCAGGAAGCAGAAATGAAGAATAGTAATAGTCGATATTACTCAACTGCGATTTGTGAATCCATAGTGAGTCAGTTATCTCCGAAAGCAACGAGTCGATCATTATTAATGGAGATTGATCACCCACTTTTTGTAACTTCAGCTGACGATGTTAAAAGACGTGCGTCAATCGTAGAAATTAATAATTGTGGTGGTTTGTTAAGAAAGATAGATTTTGCCAATAATAAAGTAGGTGGAATCTTTGAAACCCTTAGTGGATTTAAAGGTCCGGATTTGTACAACATAATAATGAAAGATCAGGTAGACATAGGATTTTCATTGAGAGCTCTTGGTGCAGTCGAACAGCTTCAGGATGGAACAATATTAGTCAAAGATCCTATAAAACCAATCACGTATGATGTAGTTTCGAATCCAAGTCATGCAACGGCAAAAGTTCTTGAATTCTTACCAGAAAACGTTACAGAGTATATGTCTGAACACAGTGTGATTTATGAAGCTGCTGATATAGAAATGTTAGATTTAGATCATATAACAATTTCTGACAGTACAATTTCACTAACTGAATTTTTTGATGATATTTATAGACAGAAATTTTCAGATGTTATTAGTAGAATAACTTTTAGAGTTTAATTACTCAATATTATATTTAAAAGGAGATTTAATTATGTACGATCAAGCGATATTCGAAAATTATGAAATGTTCTTAAATGAGCATAGTGATGAATTTTCTACTCCAAGTGGAGCTTTAAAACTCATTACAGATAACGGTATGTTTAGGGGTTACATGGAAGGACTTACAAATGGTCTTGATTCAAATCAGAGAGCAGTTGCTATGGCAGTTGCAAATCGTCAGAGAGAATATCTTTTGACAGAATCTGCAAACGTTCCTGGTAGTACACTTGCATTTGGTTGGACTGTACTTAGCTTTCCTATTCTTGTTGATATTTATGCTGAGCCAGTAATAAGTGAATTATGTAATGTTTATCCGGTTTCATCCCCAGTAGCATCTATTCCCAGAATCAAAATCATGGCTTATATTAGAGGCTATGATGGTAACGTAACACAGGTCAGAATGCCTACGCTTAATCAGGCTGTTAGACCCGGTGCATTGAATCTTACAGTAACACCTGCAGTAAGCAACAGCATATTTACTATAGCTTCAGCGGCAGTTGCTCCTGCAACAGTAACGTCTGATATGTACAGAATTAATAGAAGGTATACACTTCTTACAGCAGTTCAGGTAGCAGAAACTACAGCTCTTGGTCCTGTTGTAAATCATAATGTTGTAGTAACAATAAAGCCTGATAATAGAAATCAGTTTGTTGGTACTTTTACATTTAACGATAATACTCCTGCTCCTGTAGGTCCAGTTGCTATCGTTGGTACATTGAATGGTCATATTAATTATGATTCTGGAATTTTTCAGTATCAGGTAATTTATGCTGTTGGCGCAACTACTTCTACATTTGCAACAACTTCAGCAACAATGACTATACGTTTTATGTCTCTGACAACTCAGAATGGTCGTATAAAGGTCAAAATTCAGACTGAAATGACTGACGTAAGTATAGATCAGAATGAAGATTTTCTCATCGAATTACCACCTGAAGATATACAAGATTTTCGCGCGATCAACAATTAAAGGTCGCTTTCACTAGTAATAGTGATCGAATAATTTTCCTAATTGCTGGAACACCCTTAGAGCTTTTCTACTACAAAGTAATCTGAAAAGATAAACTTGAATGTTTAAAAAAGAAAAGATTGGGCAATCAGCAGCCGAGCTTCTGTAAAATGAAGAAGGTTCAACGACTAGAGCGCAAGCTCGTAGACTCAAGCGAGTCGAAATGGAAGAAATCCTTGAATATTTAACATTTTCATATAGAAATAATAAATTAAGTCTAGCCAACTTTGAACTAATTTATTATGGAGGTGAGAATGGAAAAAGAATGTTGTAAATGTCATCAAATTAAAGATGAATCAGAATTTGAAAAAAGAAATGATGTTAATTATTGTCATAAATGTACGAGTATTAATAATAGAAGAAGAAAAATCAAGAAAAATACTCCAGAAGAAAACTTTCAATTCTTATATAAACTATATATGAGAGGTGAAACAGTAGAAGATTGTTGTTTGTACTTTGAAACATCTAATAATATTATCATTGAAGCTTTAAATCTATTTGGAATTTTTCCAGATCAAACTGATAAATTATTTTGCTCAAAATGTAATCAAATGAAATCATTTGATGAATTTGATCAAAGTAAGAATAGAAGAGGATTTAAACCTTGGTGTAAAACATGTAATAAAGAATATAATGATACATATTATGAAGATAATTCAGATTATATTAAACAAAAAACTCTTAATTACTATTATGAAAATTATGATATTGAAGTTGAAAGACGTATTAAATATCATTATGATCATAGAGATGAAATTCTTGAAAATAAACGTATAATGAGACAAAATGAAGAGTTTAAACAAAATAAAGCTATTTATGATGCATCATATTATGAAATATATAAAGAAGAAATTAAAGAAAATATTTATCAATGGAAAATAAATAATCCAGCAAAAGTAAGAGAAATACAAGAATTTTATCGTATAGCAAAATTACAAGCAACACCTAAATGGATTGATAGAGAAGAAATTTTAAAATATTATATTGAAGCTAGAAGATTAACAGAAGAAACTGGAATATTATATTCTGTTGATCATATCATTCCATTACAAGGTGAAAATGTATGTGGTTTACATGTTCCATGGAATTTACAAGTTATTACACAATCAGAAAATTGTAGAAAAAATAATAAAGTTTTAGTAGAAATGTGATTGGCTATCACATTTCTTTTTGTTTTTCAAGGATTATGATATAGTCTAATCTCATAAGAAATTATGAGCTGTCTGAATAAGACGAATAAAATTTAGCGAATTTTATTGAATATAAATGCTTTAAGATCGACATTTTACGTACACTTTCCGAAGCAATAAAAAGACAGATCATGTTGAACAAAGATCAGGATCTTGCTTTCTTCTTAGCAGCTTCAGAAGGCGATATGGCATCTAACGGTGCTGCAGAAGCATTGAATCTTGATAGTTACGATGTAACCGGCGGTCGTTTCGAACCTAACAAAGTTATCGATGTATTTAAGGCTGTAATTCCTAAGATTTCTATTCTTACTGGAATTATAAGAAAGAATTTCAACATGTATCCTTCTTATTTAGTAGCTGGTTTAAAGACTGCTGCTTTGTTAAGATCAGTTCAGACATTTGCACTCCAGATGCCGGGTATTGGAAATGGCGACGGCGCAATGGGTTGGGCAGGAGATGTTGCACAGATGTTGAAGATGAAAGTTCTTGAATCTAATGCAATCGCAGAAGGTAAGATATATCTTTCAACAAAAGCTCCGAATAATGCTCTTGAAAAATCTACTATAGTTGATTTGATTTATCAACCTCTCTACATCGTAACTGAGGTAACTGATGGTCAGACCAGAAACTATGTAAGATCAAGAACTCTTATTGAAATTCCTAGAACAGATGGTCTTGGAGTTATCAATATAACTGGTCTTGGTACTTATTTTACGTAAGATTTAATTAATTAATATTTAAATATCGGCAAGATCTGAAATATGATCTTGCCGATAAATTTTATTTTTGGAGAATTAATTATAATTAGTGTGAGTAGTTTATTTGAGATTGGAAAAAGTCCATTAATGCAAGATAAATTATTACAAGCTTCAAAAAATTATACACAAGATTCAATTAATCTCAAATCATCAAATTTAAAATCTGATAAACAAATGGGTCAAAAAGCATATTTAAAAAGTCAGAGAGCAGGATTTTTAGCAGATTCTATTAAAAATAGAAATTTAGATCAAACTAATCAAAATGAACCAAATATTAAACATCCAATTATTAATAAAATTAAACAATTTTGGAATCGTGATATAGGTTGGAAGTCTGATATGAATAATGTGAAAAAAATAAGAGAACGAGAATATCCAGAACGAAAATTTAGTCAAATTAATAAAAAATTAATAAATAAGTAAAAACAAAACAAAGAAAATTGGAGGCGTAAACAGTATGGCATTAAGTGAGTTTTTGAAAGCGATGGAAGTTATTAGTAATATTAAGAAACAAGAGGTTCCACTCCCAATAGCTCGAAAGACGGCTGTCGTAAGTCCTCTTAGGGTTGGAGATGATTTATCATTAAGATCATCATTAACTTCACCAGTTAATTATGATAGACAAATGACAAGATTGATATTTGATTTAACAGAATTTATAGCAAGCGAAGGTCAACCATTAGTAAAAGAAAATTTTGAATATTATTGTAAAACAACATCTAACATTGATAAAATTTGTTTGATTTGGGGTTTGTACAAAACAACATATGAAACTCTTGGAAGAAGAACATTTAAATGTGATAAAGAAAATTGTAAACATGAATTTAAACAAGATGTTATGTTAGATAGTTTAATTCAAGAAGATACATTTTATGCTTGGGATGAAGAAATACCTTTCCATGAATATATTTTTGAAATAGTAGTTCCTTATGAACAATTTGAGTTTATATTTGAAAGTAAAATACCTTCTATTAGTGATAATAATAGAGTGTTAAGTAATTTATCTATTGATTCAGTTCAGGAAAATTTTCAAACTGGTGGTAATTTGTTTAGTAGAAGTGAACAGATGACTTTGCTTAATAGATCTGTTGCAATTAAGAGTGTTGCTAATCCAAATAACATTCCTAAAACAGAAAATATGCAAGAGATGTTGATAGCTTTTAGAAAACATGTTCCTTTAACAGTTTCTGAAAAATTCTTTGTTGAATACAATAAGAAATTCGATAAATATTATACAAAATTTTATACAGAGATTCTTTGTCCTCAATGTGGTAATAAGATAAAATATACGGTAGACCTGGAATCAGAATTCTTTCGGAGAAGCATATTTAGTGGAGGGGAGGGCGTCGAAGAATTATAAATATTTTGTTGATACTTTTATCTTATATCAAGCTATGTTTGATAATACTGGTGATCTTAATTCTATTTTGAATCTTCCATATCCTTTGTATAATGATATTATACTTAAACAGATTGAAGAGAAGAAGAAAGAGAAGAAAGTTCATGATGAAAATATGAGAAAGATGAAAAGTAATAAAAAGAAATAGATATCGGCAAGATCTGAAATAGAATCTTGCCGATAAAACTTGAGGATAAATATGCAGATCATTAATTTAAGTACTTTACCACAAGACATATTACAACAAATTCCTCTATCTATTAGAACTTTTAAGAAACTATATGCTTGGTATGAACTTCCAAGTGATATTCAGGAATTAATTAAAACATATTATGATTCAACTCCATCTATTAAATATTCAAATGTTTATGATTTTATTCCAACAATATCAAGATATAGTGATTTTACAACTATTGAAAATAAAGTAGATCTTGTTGTTGAATATTTAAAAAATTATCTTTTAATTTTACCAGAATCTTATCCATTTGATCCAAATTTTGGTTGTAGATTAAAATATCATTTACAAACAAAAGATACCAATTTAAGACAAACATTAATATCTGCAGAAATAGATAACCTTATAAATATTCTAACAGTTCAATTTGATATTCCAATTACAATTAATAGTATTACTATGAATCCAATTAGGGGTGTTGCATTTAGTGAATATAATATAAAAATCGATTTACAGATAAGTGATTATCATAAGAGTTTTAATTTTGAATTTAGGTAAAAATATCTCAACCTTTATAGTTGAGATATTTTTAATCAATTAATCAATATTTGTAAATTCAGCAATTTTACTTAGAGTTATATCATTACTTTTTTCAAGATTGTAACTAGCGCGTAATAGAATTGGCGATTTTTCATTTCTAAATATATCTTTTATAAAAGTTTTACGAAGATATATTTTATAAGTATCTGATATTATAATATCAAATATTGACCAAAGTGGAAGAATTCGTTGAATGATATTAATAACTTCAAATTTTGAACATTCTCCAACATATAATTCAGATGGATTCATAATTGAAAAATAGATTTGACAAACTTGTTTATCAATTGTTGTAAAAATAAAACCTTTATTTAAAATTGATGGAAAAGTTTTAAGAAAATCTGTTTTAAATCTAGTTTTTTGATCATAATTAATTTGATAAGTTTTTGGATCGATGTTTTTGAAAGTTAATTTTCCTTCTACACCAATTTCTAATTCATTTTGTTTTTTCTTTTCAACAATAGTTGTAAAATGAATTAATCCTGTTTCAGCTTGACCAAACATATCATCTGGTAGTCTTTTAACACAATCAAAACTCACAATACTATCAGACACATTGTAAGTTGCAACTCCTGGAATAAGTTCATATAATGATTGTATTTTAGCTAATTTGCCGATAGGAACAAAAAACTTTGAATAATAATTTTTATCCATTTTAATAAAAGGACAAACAACATCTGTAACTGATTCTCTTATTTTTTTTGCTAAGATAAATTGTTGTTCAGAAGACATCATTACTTGTGTGAGATTGACATTTGGTTTCTTATATTCCGATTGTTGAAAACTATTAACTAAAGGCATTTTTCCTCCCCTTATTTAAATTTAATTACATTTAAATATATTATTTCTGTACAAAACTAGAAGTTGATAAGGATGAAATATGTTAAACTCTTTATACGATCCGCAATTAGTTCAAAATTATCATAGTGAATATCTTAAGTTAATAAAATACTACTCAAATATTAAAAGACCAAGTTCGTTTATTAGGTATTATAATATTGATATAGATAATTCTACTTATGATGAAAAGTTAGAAGCAACATATGATATGTATCATATTTCAAACATCAGATTTAATTTATATGATTTTACTCCATCTTTTTATTTAGCACCAGTTTTAAATGCAAGTGGTAATGTATCAGATCTTCGTGGACAAATGTTAGATGCGACAACTTCAATTGTTACTTATAGTATTGAAAAACCAAGAATTCATGATTTGGTTATGTTTTATTCACCAGTTAAAAGTGATGAAATTTTCAGAGTTACAAATTTTCGTACTCCAGTCAATGCTATACATTCTGATCCAAGTCTTACTTGGTTTGAAATTGATCTTGAATATGCGCCGTTAGCAGATGTTATTCAATTAAAACTTTTAAATCATTATGTTTATGATTTATCTGAAGAAGTTTATATCACTTATGCAGATTATATAAAATTTATGGAGTTGTTAAAAAATTTAGAAATATTATTAAAACAAATAACAGCATTTTATGATAATTATAATGATTTATATCAATATGAACAATTAGTTCCGGTTGAAGTAAATGAATTATTGATATTTTTCAAAAGAACTTATGCTGTTAAATTTAAAAGAATCTTAGAACAATTTTTATTACCTTATGGTTATCTTGATAATATGAATTTTCAAATGGTTTATTCAAATGTTAATGAATTACCTTATATTCCTGGAAATTATACATACCATGTTTATAATTTAGTAACAAAACAAGTTGAAGATTATACTTGGTCAATTTCTCATACAGAAGATCAAGTTGGACTTGATGAATTATTTTTATTATCATTTAGACTTTTACAGTTAGCTTATGATTGGAAAATTTAGTTTGGAGAAATAGTGTGGCTAATCAACTTTCAACAACTTTAAATAACACAACAAAGTCAATTACAATTGAACAAGTTAGAAATTTTTTTAATGAATATATTAAAACATATTATCCATATAGAGATGAAGTTGTTTATTCAACATTAATTTCTAACTTAACAGAATATTATTATAATAATATGTATAATGTTATTCCTCAAGAACTAAAAGAGTTTATTGAACAACACAATATAGATAATGTTGTTTTATATGATAGACTTCTTGTATCTATTGGAGTACCAGACACATTAATTCGAGATCTTACATATGATGAAAAAGCTATATTTCTAAAAAATTTGGGAAATTTTTATCAATATAAATCAACTTTGAATTTTGTACAAAATCTTGGTGAAGTTTATAGTGAAACAAATATAGTTAATATTTATGAACTTTATATTGATTATGATTCATCATTATCACAACCATGGGTATTAAAACCTGTAAATATTTTTCATAATGATCAAGTTGATTTAAATGAAAATTCTTTAGATTATGTTGATGCTTATGATAAAATTCCATCTTTATTAATTGAAACGACAAGACTTGATGCTATGAAAACTGCTGGTGAAATTGTTTTGCCGCTAAAATCAAACATATTATTTCTTGATTATAATTTAAATTTAGAAGTCAATTCATTACAATTTTTAATAGTTACAACATTTTTAAAAGAATATAAATCAGATTTTATCGAAGTTTATTTTTCAGATGGAAGTTCATTAAATTGTAGATTAGGTTCAATATGTTTTGCTTGGTTTTATTTAATTAGTCAGTATTATTCATATAATTGGCCTGTAATAGGTCAAGTACCAACATATATTCCAATAATACTAACAATGTCTTATGATAGTATTTCATTTCCATATAGTATTGGAGATATAAATCAATTAATAACTGATTATAATAATATATCAACAATAGCTGAAAGAGATGATTATTATCGAGATAATTTTTCACAATATTTTCTTACACAAACAACATTTCAATCAGTTACACTTTTACAAATGCAAGGAATGTTAAGAAGTTTAGATAAAAATTTAGGTTCATATTTGGATTCGTTAATAGATGCTTCTCCAAGTAATATTGAAGGATTATTAACAAATATTTATAATTCATTAATAGTATATAATGACAATTTAGCATCATCTGATTTTAAAAAGTATTTTAGCTATTTTTTAAGTTTTCTACCACAAATTTTAGAAGATCCATCAAAAACAGCAACATATAAAATTTTACAAGAATTTAAACCATATCATGTTGAATTATATTCAAGATTTCAAGAATCAATTCATTGTGATGATAAATTTAATTCTGCTTGGGTTGAAACATATGATTATAATTTTCGATTAATTAAATTTTTAGCAAATATTTTTAATGCATCAGATATAGCAACTCACTCAACAGTATATACATATTCAGATACAGTAACTCCTGCTTCTATTGAAGATAGATATCAAATTATAGGAGGATCTGATATTGAACCATAGTTAAAATATTTTGGAGGTTTTGGTTGTGTTAAATAATAATGAAGTGTTTGTAAAAGATGATTATGTAATTTTTGATAAATTAGCTTTAGAAATGAAAAAAAGACCTGGTAGAGGTCCAATTGGTTGGGTTCAAATTTTTCTTCAAACAAAAAATGGTCTTGTTTATGATGAAGGTTCAAATCTTGTAAGTGCACGAGGTCGTGAATTTGTTGCACAAAAGTTATTTGATTGTAATACTTATGTTGGTGGTACAAGAACTGATTGGAGAAAACATTTAGTAAGTCATTTTGCAGTTGGATCTGGTGGTTCTACAGTATCAGGTGGAACAGTAACTTTATTAGGTCCTTATATATGTGATACACAATTAATTCAAGGAATAGATCTTGGTATAAGTGGATATTTAACAGAGCCAGGAGGAACAATAACAGCTGTTAAACCAATAACGTCAGATTTTGGTTCTACAGTTTTAGAGGTGCAAAGTTATAGTGGTGGAATAGTTTCATGTGACTATTATACCAAAATAAAAAACACTTGTATTGTTCCATCAGGAGAACCATTTGATTTAAATCCAGGGGAATCTGTTAAAATTGATGAGACAGGACTTTATTTTGTATTGAATTCTGCCGCTAATCCATATACAGATCCACCAATATACTCAGATCCACAATTATTTGCTCATATTTGTTTCGCTCCAAAATGGAAAGAAAAAGAGAGCTCACTAACTATTATTTGGTATATTTTGTGTTAATAAATATTTTCTTTATGTTTTTTCCGGTTAAAATGTAAAGAATAATTTCTATTTGAATTTTTATAATTAAGGAGAGTTAATATGCCTGTCAATGATCGGCGAGAGCCAGCGGTTTACGTTACAATTGAAGATGCAAGTTATGCAGCTCCAACTTTAGAAACAGGTAGGGTTGGTTATATTGCAACAATTTGTGATCGTGGGGAACATAATAAAGTTATTACATTAACAAATCTTCAAGAATTTTATAGTAAGTTTGGAAAACCAAACTTTAGAAAAACAAGTCAAGCTCATTATTTGATAGATAAGTTTTTACAATATTCAAATAAATGTTTGGTTGTTAGAGTTATGCCAGAGGATGCATATTTGGCTAATAGTATAATTGAAGCATCAACAGTATCACAGAAAATAGTTTATGGTACACCTGCAGTTGATGGTTCATTTTCATTTGTTTCAGCTGTTAGTGTTTCTGTATGGGAACAGGAAACTGCTTATTCTATTGGTGATATAGTATCTGTTACAGATATTATAGGTTACACTTATGTTGCTGAAACTGATGGTACAAGCGGAAGTTCAAATCCAGTTTGGCCATTAACTCCTACTACAACTGTTTTAGACGGAACTGTTCGTTGGAGATGTGAAACTAATATTTATAACATAGTAACATGTCAGGATGTTGGTTCATATGGGGCAGTTACAGCTGGTCAGTGGATTTTTGCAGAAGATGATAGTCCAACAAATGCAGCTCAAGTAGTTTCTAAATCAGATGTTGGTGGTTATTTCTTAACAATTGATAGAAATTATGATGGTACTGCACCTGTTGGTCCACCAAGTTTAGGTTATACATGTGATCCTTATCATCAGAAAAGTCAATTATCAGTCAGATCATCTGCCGATTTCAACAATCCTATTGTTAATGATTGGAGTAAAGTTGTTTATTGTTTCTATGCTAAAGGTGCAGGATCTTATTATAATAATGTAAGACTCAAAGGTGTTAGAAACATTCAGATGGAAAAAATGTATACTGATGATAATGGTGTTGTTTTATATCCTTATCTTTTTATGGATGTTGGAATTTACGCTATTAATTATGATGGAACACAAACATTATTAGAAGGTCCTTGGACTGTATCTTTAACAAGAAGAACTCCAACTGGATCTATTATTCGTGACATTACTAGTGGTCAAGTTTTATATATTGAAGATGTATTAAACGATTCAAGCAATGTTCTTGGTGTAGTTTCTGGTGATGGTGTAAATAATTTAATAAATGCAATTGATGCTGATCAAAGAAGACTTGAAGTTATGTTGTTACTCAGTATGTCTGGAACAACTATTCCAACAAGTGGAAATATTGCAGCTAATGGATTAACATTTTATAACGGTACTGATGGTACTGTAAATATTGATCCATCTTTACCAGGTACAAAGAAACCTATGTATGATGTTAATACTGGATATTTGGAAAGTGATAATACTTTTCTTTTGGGATTATTAACAAGAGCTTATGAAGGAACATTAACTTCAACAGATGGTTCAATTGAACAGTTGCCTGAATGTGTTTATCCTTGGTTTGATATTGATTACATTGTGACTGGAGGGTATCCGGCAATAGTTCAGTATGGTGGAAGAACATTAGCTGATATTAGACAGGATTGTATTCATATTGGTGATACTGGTGCTTATGTAACAGATTATCAAGATGATATAACTGCTAGATTAAATGATGTACCTTGGAATAATTGGACATCTATGTTGTATGTTCAGTATAGACGTATTTTTGATACTTTTACTGGTGAATATATGTGGGTAAATCCTGTATATCATGCTATTGAAAGACATTTATATTGCGATTCAGTTTATTTTCTTGCTGAGCCTGTTGCTGGTATTGAAAAAGGTGCAATTGGACAGAAGATAGAATTATCATATAAAGGTAATCATACTCAGCGTGGTGATTTACAGGATAAAAATCTTAATATGGTTATTGTAGAACCCCAGGGTAAATATATATTAACTCAATTAACAACCTGGAAAAGATTATCAGTTCTACAGAGAGGACATGTAGCTAAATTTGTAGCTTATATACGTAAAGAAATACCTAAACTTCTCAAAGATATTTTACAGAGAAGGGCAACAGCTTATTGGATAGGTCAAGCACAATATAGGACAACTGAATTTTTGTCCAAGTTTCTTGAATCAAGTGTTGAAAGATATTCTGCACTTAAAACTTTTACAGTAAGTACAGTTTTTGATGATGTTAGAAGCGAACTTAACGTATATATAGATATTACTCCAATCAGATCGATTGAGAGAATTAATGTATTTATTATAGTTCATTAATAATGTTAAATATCGGCAAGATCTTTAAATTAGATCTTGCCGATAAAACATTTTATTAAAGGAGAATTTCTATGCCAGATTCAACTTCAATTATAAGTAGATTCGCAACTAAATTTAATGATGCTATTAAAGATCGGGATAAACCTGATTTCTTAACTAGAGATATTGGTGGTCAATGGAGAACAAATCAACCTTACATATCAGGATATTTTCAGTTGATATTTGGTTTACCTCAAGTTCTTTATAATGGTGCCGTTAACGCTGCAATTGCTTCAAGATGGTTACATAGTACATGTGAAGGATTTACTCCTCATACACAGAGTATTACAAAAATAGATATTATGGGACAAGGTCAAATTGGTTCTTCATATATCTCAAATATGATAACATCAAGAGAATTCACAACTACATTTAGAGAGTATCAGAATTTACCAATGTTGAATATTATTAAACGTTGGAATCCTTTTGATCCTTTTACAGGTGTGAGTGCTTTATCCGGTAGTCAATTCATTCCTATAAATTATAAAGGTTGGATTGCTGTTATTCAAACTAAACCTGTTAAATCTCAGAATCAGGATCTTGCTGTTGAAGATGTTGAAGAATGTTATATTTATCAAGGTGTATTTCCAACAACTATTCCTATTGATGCATTTGGATCAGATATAACTGCAAACGATACAACTCAATTATCTGTAACATGGTCTTTTGATGGTGCGCCTCTTACATCTGCTGAAAGTGGTGTAACTGATAAATGTATAAGTTTATTAAAAGATCTTAGATATATGGGAAGTTCTGATAGTACATTTGATCATTATCATTCACATGGTTTATCAATTGGTGGTATATAAATAAAAATAATCTTGAGAGCACAAATAATACTGAGTTAACGCCTCCCTAGTGTATTTCCTTGCTCTCGCCCTCTGAGACCTCCCTTCAACGGGAGGTCTCTTTTTACCGCAAATAAAAAGAATTTGGGCTACCAATTAAGGTAGCCCAAATTTTATTATTTTCTATCTTCAACTTGTTTATTCAAAGCTGCCCAGAACTCATCTTTTGTACAAATTTCATATTTAATATATTGATCTTCGTAGTGCCACCATCCATCTGTTCTAAATCCCCAGATTAATTTGAGGGCTTTTTTGAATTCTTCTTCAGATTCTTCCCAAAGTTGTTTTACAACTGGAAATTTTTCAGAAAGTTCTACTTTAACTTGATCTTTTATTTTCCATTCAACACAATTAATTTCATGATATTGTGAATTATGAATTTTTATCAAATTATACAAAAATTCATTTGCTATATTTTCATCATCTGTAAAGATTTGAAGTGTTATAGTTTTTTCGATCATTTATTTCTCCTTAACTGAAATAATACATTGCATGTTCTCCACAATGAGAAGTTTCTCTAATAAGTTTTCTTCCTTCCCATTTAATAATTTTCAAATATGTTCCTAAATTTTGTTCATCAACTATTTTTTTAAGAATTTGATGATTTCTTGAATTATATCTGAAACATCTGTGGTAATTATATTTCTGATTACTATCAATTTTTAATGTATCACAGAAATCAATATATGATGTTTTCTTAGAAATTTCTGTATTATTATATACAGAAAACTTAATGATAATATTATTATTAAAACACCATTTATTAATATTGTTATTTTTATGACATTGACCTCTCATGCGGAAAACATTAATCCACATATTATTAAATACATCAACTCCAACACAAAGGTACAAAGTCTCCTTCGATGATAAGAGCAGGAATTTGAGCGTCATATACATAGTAGATTTCAGCCCAAGTTCTGAAAGTTCCAGTTGATGAAGTTTTAATTTCAACAACTACTTGAATATCTTTCAATCCAAATTTATCACCAACACATGTAAATGCTTCAACAAGTGTTATATATTTATCAATTGTTAATGGAAGGTATTCATATGTTCGTTGTTTAATCATCCATGGACCATATCCAAAATCAACAGAATTTGGAGGTGATGTTTTATAATCTTTACCAACTCCAAGTTGCCATTCTTTTAAAACGTTTATAAATGTTTTAATTTTGAATTTTTGTAAATGATCTGTTGATAAATCATGAAGATCTTTATCTATTGGTAATATAATATTTAAAGTTACTTGACCATATCCATGTAAGTTTAAAATCCAAACGGTTTTCATTTTCTTCTCCTTTATTTTTGACTAAAATATTTTTTGTTCCAATTTTTCTTTTTCTTTTGATGGAGATATTGTTTTAGTCGTTCATATGATTCTTTATCTTCTTTTAATTTTTCAGAGTTAATTTTAAGTTCAAATATCATTTCTTTTTCTGTTTCAATTTTAAATTCATCCATTCTTTTTCCATCCATATCTTGGTTTAATATTCAAGTTTTCACAAATCAACTTTTCAATTTCTGGATAACTTGAAATCTTATCACCTTCATTTTCATAAACAGCTCTTGCTGAATTAATATCATTAATTTCTAAATAATGAATTAAAGTTCGAACAGAACTAACTCCTCTTCCATTATTTTCTTGTTTTTGAAGATCAAATAATTTTTTAGCTAAATTTTTTATTTTTTCAAATTCTTCTTGAGTAAACTTCATATCTTTTTCTTCTTGAGTTTCAGTTTCACCATTGACTAGATATTCTCTAGCATTGTGTATTGCACATTCCAATTCGAACAAACTGTTATCTGAATCTGTTTGAACAAATGATTGTGCCGCTTGAAGTAATTCTCTTAATCTTGTTTCTGGTATTTCTTTTCCAGCGTTAAAAGCCAATCCAAGAGCGAGTGTTTTTGACATTCTTCCTTCAGCAATTTCATCTAATAATTTAATAACATGTTCATCTCTTTTGTCGTTTATCTTTTTCATTTCTTCTCCTTTTTTATAATAAGATTTAAGTAATAAACATACCTAATTTACTATATTATTTCTATATGAAATCGCACAAAATTAAAAATTGGCGGCAAGATCTATTTCTAGATTCTTGCCGCCAAAAGTTATTTATTTTTTCAATAATTTCCCAATTTTTACTTCTTTTTTGTTTTTCACTTAATTGTTTACATAATTCATCAAAGCTTAAATTATCAACGTTAATATCAATTGATAATGTACTAAGTCTTAATAAATATATATTATTTATTTCTCTTTGTTTTATTCCATTAAATGCAGTTAATAAATCCATTTGTTCCTAATCAATATATGAAACTGATTTTGCTATTTTCATACAAGTACAAAAAGCAAATCTTTTTTCATCATAAATTACTTTTATTAATTTACCATTTACTGTTGCATCTTTAAATACTTTAATCATTTCTGTATTGTTTGGTATAAGAACACTAACATCTTCTTTTGACATTGATCCAATTCCGTTTCTCATTATACCTAAACTTATATCAGCTTCAATATAATCTGGACATAATATTGGAGTTTCATTAGTGACTTTTTTAACTTGTCCTACTAAGTCACTATCTCTTTGAGAGTATCCACATCCAATAAGTAAACAAGTTATAAATATCAGTGTTATTATTTTTGATTTCATTCTTTCTCCTTTTGTATTTCTTGAACATAACGATTCACAATCTCATCTATTGAAACTGGCCGATAATTCCAAACATCAACCCCAACATTAATCACATTTTTACAAAGTTTGAATAAATTATGAACATGTCCACACAGTTGAACATTTGGATTAAATACAACTGACCAAGCTGGATCATGATGTAGAAAAAATTTAATTTTTCCATTTTCTCCATTTATTGAAGTATAATTCATTTCAGTTGCTAATGTTGTATGAACTGAAGCAAATCCAGCTTCAATCAAATCCCATGGTCTTTGTCTATCATGGTTACCTAAAATTAAATGATGTATACCATTCAGTTGACCTAAAATTCTTTCTATCATATGAACATCTCCAATAGGTAACATTGTGAAATCTCCAATATGATATGTTTCATCATCTGGTCCAACAATTTCATTATGATTTTTAATAAATGTTTTGTTCATTTGTTTTGTTGTTTTAAATGGTCTTTCACATGGAAATATAATACCTTCATGATAATAGTGTTCATCTGCCGTTAAATATTTCATTGATTATCATCTCCACTATATAAGATAATATTACTTATTCTATCATTTGCTCCTTGCAAACCATTTTCCAACTTTTTGATTCTTTTAATTAAATCAACATTTGTTTCTTTTAAAGATTTAATATCTTTTTGTGATGTAAAAACTTCTTTTTCAAGAATTTCTAATTTAGCTTTAAGACTTTCAATTGTTGGCATTTTTGTTTTTATTCTCCTTTCTTTCTTGTCGTATTTCTTTCCATGATTTTTGATTATCGCTGCGATCTTTTAAACTCAAAATTGGCTTAAATTTATCAATAACAGTTGCAGTCGGTTCAATTAACATTTCAGTTAATGCACTATCTTTATATGCATCTGGAGATTCATCTAATGTTGAAGCACAAACACTTGTTGAATATATTCCTTTCATATCTTTTTCAAATTTTTCAAGTTTTAATGTAGCTTTTGCTTGTTCTCTACTTAATAATCTTCCAGCTCCATGAGGAGCAGAATAATTCCAATCTGGATTACTTTTACCTTCACATAGAAGAATACCATCTCTCATATTTAATGGAATAACCATTTTTTGTCCGATATACGAAGAGATAGCTCCTTTTCTAATTATGTTATCTTTTGGATTTATATAATTATGAACAGTTTCAATATAATTTGTTGATTTAGTATTTAGAAGATTTTTAATGGTTTTCATAATTAAGGCTCTATTATAGTGAGCATATAATTCAATAAATCCCATATCATCTAAATAATCTTTAGCATGTTGATCTTGTAAAAATGATAAATCGTTTGGAACATTTCCAACAAATAAATTTTCTCTTAATTTGTTTATATTATGTTCTATTTCTTTACCTTTATAATCACTTTTAATTCGATTAATTTCTTTGATATAAAACTCTTTTTTTGGTTTATTAATATCTTCTTCTGCTATATTTTGATGATATTCGCAGATTTTTTTACCAAAATTTCTTGAACCACTATGTATAATTATACAAGGCTTTCCAGTTTTTTCTGAAACACCAATTTCTATAAAATGATTACCACCACCTAATGTTCCGAGTGAACATTCTGCATATTCTAAATCAATTCCAATTTGTTTACATTTCTTTTTAAACCAATTATAATCATATTTAAACCATTTAAGTTGTTCCCATTTATCAAATAATGGTGAATTATGAACATTGGTTCCGAATGGAATTTGTTCTCTAATCATTTCATCCAATGTTTTCAAATCAATACGATTAATTTCATCTTTATTAATCTCAAGAAAAAGCATTCCACAATCACCATCAACACCAATTACATTAGGAATAATTTTATCAGTTTTTTCCATAGTGAATCCAATCACAGAACCTGTTCCAGAATGTGTATCTGGCATTATTACTACTCTATTTGTGAATGCTGGATGACTAATAAAGTGATGAATTTGATTAATACAAGTTTCATCTATTTCTTCTGCATAGATTATTGCTGTTGTATATTTTCCTTTTATTTCAAACATTTTATACTCTCGTCTTTTTTAATAATATTTAAATATTTTTTACATGTTACTCTTTTTTTATCATTACTCCAAGTATGACCTGAAGCTAATGATTTTGAATCAGAACATGGAATAGTATCATTTTTGACCCAATGTGTTTTCATGGTCTCAAAATAATATTGTATATTTTATTATCATGAATTAATCCACCAAGTTTAATAGCTTCATCCATTCTTTGTTTATATAATTGTCTACTAACTACTAAACCAAAACATGTTCCTATCATTATCCAAATTAATAGAATTGTTAAATGAGATTTAACCCATAAACTAATTTTATGACCTTTCATAATTTCATTTTTTGTATGTTCTAAAAATTCATCACCAGTCATTTTATGTCTCCTTTATTATATTTTCTTTTATAAAATCTAAAAGATTACCACCTTCAAATTTAAATCCTCTTATTCCAATACGTTGTGCCGCTAACATATCTTTATCACGATCCCCAATCATAAAAGAATTATCTAAATCAATTGGACCTTTATCATATATAGCTTTCATAAATAATTCTGTTTTAGGTTTTCTACATAAACATTCTTCTTCTTTAGTATGTGGACAAATATAGAATCCATCGATTTTTTTGCCGATATTAACTTTTAATGTTTTATTTATCCATTTATGTAACTCATCAACTTGATTTCTTGTATATAAACCTTTATTAATACCACTTTGGTTAGTGATAATAATAATTTTATATCCTTCTTTCTTTAATAGTTTTATAGCTTCTTTAACTCCATCAATCCATTTGAAATCTACTTTATCCCAAACATATCCAACGTCATGATTAATAACACCATCACGATCTAAGAAAGCAATTTTATTCATATTTTATCCTTATCAAAATGACCAACATCATAATGTTGTTTTAATTCTTCCATATTATTAATCACAACACCACATTTACAAGTTACTATTTCTTTTCCTCTTACAGATTCAATAACTTCATCAAAAGTTGGTCTTATTGATTTTAATAAAAGATTAGAAATGAAATTTACTTGATTAATACATTCATTTATTTTATTCCATATTTCACTTTGCCAATTATGTCTTGCTTGTGCTCCTTGTTGTTGTCCAGTTAATTCATCTATTATTTCTTCAAAAAATGGTGGTAAATGTTCAATTATTTTTATCATAATAAATCTCCTCTTTTAATTCTTCTTGAGTTATAGCGGCAGTTCCGCGTTTTTCAACAACAAGTCCTGCTGCCATATTTGATAATTCAACCGCTTGTTCAATTTCTGCTCCGGCACCAATTGCCAAAGCTAAAACAGCAACAACTGTATCTCCTGCGCCGCTAACATCAAATAATCTTTTAGCTGTTGGTGGAAAATCTAATCGTTCTTTATCTCTACGAAGAAGAGTCATACCATTTTCACCTCTAGTTATGAGAATATTTTTAATATCATATGTTCCAGTTAAATAATTCAAACTATCAATATCAATACTTTCAGTTGCAAGAAATAATTCTTTCATATTTGGAGTTATAATAGTTGCTCCAGAATATTTTATCCAATTTTTTCTTTTAGGATCTATTATAATTGGTTTATTTTTGAAATGTAGTTTTATCACATCTAATATATCATCTGTTATTGTTCCTTTATCATAATCAGATATCACAACAACATCAACATCTTCATAATTATTTATTATGTCAAAAATTATTTTTTGTTCATCTGTTGTACATATTTTATGTTGAGGTTCTGTGTCTATTCTCACAATTTGTTGATTATGAGCAATAATTCTATTTTTAGTTATAGTTGACCAAAAAGGATCAATAATTATATTATGATCTATATTAAAATAATCAATTAAACTAGCAAGAATTATTCCAGAATCATCATCACCAATAACACCTATTATATTTACATTTCCATTAAGAGATTTAATATTATATGCAGTATTACCAGCTCCACCTGGTCTCATAATAGATTTTTCAAATTTTACAATTGGAATTGGGGCTTCTGGTGATATTCTATTAACAGTTCCATAAGTATATTTATCTAACATTACATCACCAATGATGAGAATTTTAACTTTATTAAATTTTTCGATTATCTCTTTCATTTTTTATCCTTTTTCTCATAACATTCAATACATATTGAACCATTAAAACAATAATGACCTTCAATAATACATA